GCTCCCGAGAGAGCAGGGTCCTTACGAGAGGATGCTATGTTAGTAACCATACTTCTTCCTGTAATGTGCCTTGCAAAGCTTGAGTGCGTACTGCGGTTTTCCACACACCTTACAAAGCACAATCGGCCGGTAGCAGGCCATGCAAATTTGCTTGTCCGTTTTCCTGAGATGCCAGTTCTTTTCAATCAATTTGCCGCACTTCCCGCATGGGATCTTTCTATTGGTTCTGGCCCATCTGGAATAGTGAAGCGGACACAGCCCGCGTACTCTGGCCCTTTGTCCGCATTCCTTGCATTTCTTCGGTTTCCTGAAGCATTCCAAACACATCTGTTTTCTGCCCTGCGAAACGTATCTTTTTGGGATGTCCTTGCCGCACTTAAAACACGTTGTTCGGTATTTTGCCGCGTTCCAGAATCTCTGGTAATGATTCGCGCACATTCCCCTAGCGATGGCAACTTTATCGCAAAATTTGCAGGGCTTCTTTGGATAATGAATTTGTTTGTGATGAGCATGATCCTCACAAAGCTCAAGATTGTCTGGGTCGTTATTGTCAACCACCCCGTCACGATGGTGAACAATCTCAGATGGCTTAAGAAAGCGTCCAATCTTCTTTTCCATAATGAGCCTATGTTCAAACACATATCCATCGGTGTGACGATGCGGATGCTCCGGGCAGCGAACCAAAAGATAGCCCTTCTTATTGCGGTATTTCCCGCCTTTCCAGTTTGGGTGAGATGCGCCTTCCATGGATGTGAAAGCGAGTATGGTCGTCGCGACTTTAATTGCAACACTAAACTGCTATTTATATGCCGATAATCGCTTGCCCAAATAAGATAACTTGTGAGTGTTCCGACGACCCCGTGAGAAATTTGAGCGCGGAAGACAGCGATAAGGACCGTCACATCGGAATCTACAACCTCATCATCCTCGATGACCTCCAAACAGCCTACCAAGCCTTCGCCTGCAAGACTTACTGCTACTCGGAGATTAGCCAGGAGGAAGCCGATGATTGCGCACGACGCGCAGCCCTGGAATGCATTGGTGAGCTTCCGCCTCCGGTCGGCACATCGAATCCTCTGAGTCTGTTCTACAATTCAGCGGTGACCCAGACCGTGAGTTGCCCAGATGGATCGACTTTCAGCTGGACGATTGGAGCCGGACAATTCGTAGCGGCCAATCAAGCCACAGCCAACGCCATTGCGGCAAGCGTGGCCAAGAACCGAGCCGAACAACATCGCATCTGCATCGTTAGCACGGGCCAAGGCGGCTGCCGGGACAGCCGTTACAGCACGACGCTTCAGGCGGTGGGAGGCACGGCTCTGTTCTTTCCTTACCTGAACGCACCGCCGAGTTTCTTCGGTTGCGGTCACGGAGAACCAGTCCATTACACATGGATGGTGATTGTTGGCGCGTTGCCTCCAGGGCTGGAATTGGATGAATGCACTGGAGTTATTTCGGGAACGACAACGGCTACTGGAAACTATACCTTCACCGTGCGGGCGACCGACGCTATTGGCTCCTTCCAACAAAAGACGCTTTCGATCTGCATCATTCGAATCACGACTAACGACCCTTTGCCTGACGCGGTGAAGGACAATCATTATCTGGTTAACCTAACCGAAGTTCCGGGAGTGGCAGAGACAGAGCTTTGGACGATTGCCTACGGGAGTTTGCCTGACGGAATGACCCTGACGCCTGCTGGAGTGCTGAGCGGAACACCGACCGAGACTGGCGACTTCACCATTGGAATTAGAGTAGCTGTCGGCACCTGTTGATATGGCTGCCATTTGCACAAAAGAATTCGCTCTGCATGTCGGACCAGCGGTGTCGCTAGTGGACTACTGGGACTTCGATGACGGCGCGACTCCGTTCATAGCCAAGCTGGATCCCGATAACAATTTTGCGGTTACCTCAGGTGCTGTTGGAGCCGGTGCGGCTGGAATCATTAACACCTGCATGCGGATTAGCGGAGTGCCATTGCTCGGAACGGCCAAGATTGAGAGCACCCCCAACCCCATTATCGTCCCGACTCATGGCTTTACTTGGACGACCTGGGTTAACTTCGCGACTTACGGAAGTGGTGAAAGCATCGTATTCGAGATCCATTTTCTTAATGTCCTAAACGTTGAAGTCATAACTTTCAGGGCCGTGCTCCCGTCCGGTCCTCCTCCTGCGTTCATGGTACTTCAGAGAAATAATGCCACATTTTTCACGGGTGGATTCGCTTTTAGCACAGCTCTTTGGTACTTCATACAGATTCAATACAACGCTACGACCAAGAAGTTTGGATGCCAGTTTGGTCATCCCGTATTCGGTCTTGGTGGCTTAGTTGAGAGTGCTCCGATTGCCGATGACCTATCCACGATAACCAAGGGTTACCTCGCCTTGGGATGCCAGAATCAAGGAGCAAGCCCGGATTGGAGGCAGGATGAGAGCGCGTTTTGGGCGAGGCTCCTGACTAACGCCGAGGTAGTTCAACTCTTTGGTGGCGGAACCCCACCGGCTTACCCAGCCATCCCGCAATAACGATGCTTGTTAGTTTAACACCGAACCTTTATAGGAACGTTAATGAACCGCAATCGGCTTATTGATTTCAGACTCTCCCGAGGGCCGCAGTCGATTGGGCTATGTCAGGCTGACACGCTGGGTTGCGCTCAATTCGTGAATGCGGCTACGCAACGGTTGCTCTTGGCGCGCGAGAGCGGCGACACCGGCTGGTGGGGAACTTGGGCTAGGATGGTGTTTAACGTGGACAAGGCTGATCCATTCATCACATTACCAAGAGAGGTTGCTAGGCTGATCAACGTCGATATTTGCCGGAGTCCGGTCAATGTCCAGAATGAGTTTTATGAGTTCCTGAGCTTTGGGATTGGCTTACAGGAGCCGCGCACCGCGACCGGCCGCTGTCGGAACAGGACGTGCGACTTGATGGAGGTCTACGACCGAGGCACATATCCCAGCTTCACTGATTTGGACGCCAACCGAATCCTGCGAGCCTACATCGCCGATAACCGTGACATTGGTGCGCGTATTCTGGTTCAAGGCACCGACACCAGCGACAATCCAATCATTAGCCTTGATGGCACAGACGACATTCTGGGCGTGATGCTGGATGGCACGATGCCCTTTGTCGATTCGCCTATGCTGAATTCACTCATGGGAATCCAGAAAGGCGTGACGGCTGGGCCGGTGCGGTTCTATCAGGTGGACCCGAATACTTCGGTGCAGGAGCTGATCCTGACGATGGAACCAAGCGAACAAGTGGCTGGCTACCGGCGCTATTTCCTGGGCGGTCTGCCTCGCAACTGTTGCGACCCCGGTAGCGACGTGACCAAAGTGCAGATTACCGCGATGGCCAAGCTGGAGTTCGTGCCGGTCAAGGTGGATACCGATTATCTGCTCATCGGCAACATCGAGGCGCTGATTGCCGAGTGCGAGAGCGTGCGGTACTCCAGCATGGATTCGCCCACAGCCAAGCAGATGTCGCAGGAGCGGCACGGGCAAGCGATTCGGCTGTTGCAGGGCGAGCTTGTGCATCAACTCGGGCGCGAGATGCCTGCGATAAATTTTGCGCCGTTTGGCAGCGCCCATCTTCGAAACCAACTGATAGGTCACCTAACATAAGGCATCATGGCATCAGCAACACCATTTGGCGGTGGTAACCAAGCGAATTGGGCTAGGAATCTGGCCGGCTGGGCACCGATGCCGATTAACATTGGCGCAGTAGCGCCCGCTCCTGCCCCTGGTGGTGGCACGGGTGGTGGTGCTGGCGCTGGGGCCATACCCGGCACCTATAATCCAGCCTCAGGCGGTATTCCGAATATCAGCAGCCCGAGTGAATCGTTGGCCAATCTCATCAACGCGATTTCAGGCAATCTGAACAACCTCGGTCCGATTATCAGCGGTGTGACAGGCGCGGAGAACAAGGCGTTACGCGACCAGTATCCTTCGAGCTACTTCGACACGCTCAACACGCTAATGGGCAATGTGGGCAGGCGGGCTACCGGGGACATTACTGACCTATTGCCGCAGTTGGGCCAGACAGCGGGCGAGTGGGGTATTGGCAGTGGTGTGGCTGGTGGACCGGCAGCCGCCAGCAAACTTGCTCGCGACGTGCTGGGAAGCTCCTATGCTGTGCAGCAACAGGCATTGCAGGATCAGGGGGCGATTCAGAACCTAATTCCCAAGGTGGCACCCTATGACATTGGTCGTCTTATCCCTCAGTATAGCGATCAGCAATGGAACGACCTGATGAGGAAGATTTACGGGTCAGCGCCCATTCCTGAATCAGCTTATGGGCGGGCCCGCGCTGATGCACTCTCTGGCCTTAATCGGGGCTTCAACGCTGGTGGCGGTGGCTATGGCTGGTTTAATCCGATGACCCGACCCACGGTTGGTGCCTATGGCCCTCCGAGTCCGGGCGCTGCTGCGTCGCCATTCTATACAACTCACGGTGGCGGCAACTGGCTCGATTCGTTTGGAGTCGAGCGAGGAATTGCCAACCGGGGATTGCCGGCCAACGTTGGCGGACTGCCAGGATTTCCAGGGCTGCCCGTGGACGCGCTGCCCGGAGAAGGTCCACCGTTGGCTGGAGACGAGAATTCCCCGGGTTATTACGACACAGTGCCCAACATTTACGACACACCATTCGACATGCCGGATTACTTTGGATAACTTATGGCTGGTCCCGTAGAGATCCCCCCGTGGTTGAACATTGATCCCACCGCTCCAGTGGGCCGATTGCTCGAAGGCTATCGTAGTGGCCTAGCTGCCGCCGAAGCACAGAATCAAGCAGCGGCTCGGGCGCAACAGCAGGAACTGGCGGCAGAGCAGGCGGCTCAGATGAACGCCTACCGGCAACAACAACAGCAGGCTCTGGTTCAGCATTGGGAACAGCAACTGCGGCTTCAGCAGGAAAAGGATCAGCGGGCAGCGGCTGAAGCGGCGATCCAATCCCAAGCCATGAATGAGCTACAAAAGAGAACGGCTGCGGGGGAGCCATTCGAAAAGGTGTGGCCCGAACTAGCGCCCAGAGTGCTCTATCGGCATCCTCAGTCTATCGCCCAATCCATTCGCGCCGTAACACCGCCCGGAGAACCTCAGGTTGGCATGACGCCATCCGGGAAGGAATACCTGATCAATCCAAGAACTGGCGCGGCAGTGTTTTCTCCATTGGGAGCACAGCCACAGACCGTGGAAGGTATCGCAAGAGAACTAAGGGATGAGCAGGGCAACTTGCTTGGCCAACGGTACGTTCCTGGTGCCAGGGGCGGTGTGCATTTCCTGCCGCGCACCGAATTGTCCCCGGAAGGCAGAGTCCGAGCCCTCTCAGCAAGACTCGCGGTGGTTAAGGGGCTAATGGAAGACGCGACGCCAACGGAATTGCCGACATTAAAGGCGCAGCGGGACGAAATCATGGGTGAGTTGAAACGGATGACCACCGCGCCAGCACCAGCCACTGGGTTCGCCCCATTACCCGAAGCCACGCCAGCAGAAGCGGAGGCTGCCGCCGCCAGCACCGAGGAAGAGTAATGGCTGTCCTGCCGATTTATCCGAGCACGTTGTCCGATGAGGATTATGCGTTCGAAGGGGACGCAACTCCTACGGTGCCTGTCGGCCCGGAGCCTTTCGCTTCCATCGACCAAGCCAACGTGGCTGGGCCCGCACTGGAAACGCCCAGTGACATAAGGAGGCTGGTCGCTCCGGTCCCGATTAAGCCCGATCTGTTTGCCCCACTGCTTCCACTGGCAAAGACGCTTGGCGTCACACCACAGACGGTGATGGATGCGATGGATTACCTAGCTGCCGCGTCCCCAGAATTGGGCCAAGAAGACGCCGAGCGGTTGCTCTACGGCCCGCAGCGACCACCTGACGCGTTGGCCAAGTCAGTTGCTGGAGCGCAACAGTCGCTTCTGCGCGGGGCAGAGAGCATGACGAGCGTCCCGATGCTGGCGACGCTCGGACTGGCCGCAGCGCCCGCCGCAGTCGGCAAAGTGGCTTCAGCGGCGTTTGCTGGACAAATGGCTAGTCAGGCACCAGAAGCCATCGCGCAATTATCCGATGCGATTGATGCCAGGGATCCCGAGAAGATTGCTTCAGCGGTCACCGATCTAGCCCAGTTGGCCACCTTCACCGCAGCAGCCGCCGCGCATGTCGCTGGGCGCAGCCCGCTTGAGAAGGCGTTGCCCAAATCAGTCGAAGCCCTCAAGGAAACAGGACCAGCGGCAGTGCAGCCCGAGGCACCACCAGAGCCGACTGCTCCAACACCGCCGCCCGAGGTCTCTCCAGCAGCCGAATCGGCACCGGCTGCCGAAGCCGCGCCCAAGGGTATCGGTGCTTCTGTGCGGGGCCCGGGAGCATTGGCTGGTGGTGGTGAGGCCGGAGCGATGTCGTTGCAGCCAATCAGAGACTTGATCGATAAAGCGGCTCCAGCCGTTAAGAATGCGTACGAAGCGGTAAAGAACATCGCATCCGAGGTCAAAGAGACAGGTAAGGAAGCTATCGCCACGCCTAAGATGACCGATTACCGACGCAGCGTGCTCAACTGGAGCGCGAAATTGCAACGGTCCTTTGGCGAAGCAGCCAGTGAACAAAAGAATATCCAGCGGATTGTTCCCGATCCGATTCGCGATGCCGCCCTCACCAACTGGATTCAGGCCGGTGGCGATGACGCAATTCTCGCTCAGCGGGCCGCAGCCACATCTGATCCGAAACTACGCGCTGGCTACGAAGCGGCTAGACATTTGACCCCAGAGGAATTGCAGGTGGCCAGCGATAGCAAACACCTATTCGACTCCTTGGGTCAGCGCGGGCAGGCAAATGACGTTCTCAATAGTTTCAAGGAAAATTACGTCACCCAGATTTGGGACTTGGGCAAAACCAAACCCTCTGGAGGCAGCAGTAGCCGAATCCTGAAAGAGAAATTCAAATTCGCCAAGGCATCCACGTTCCCTACGTTTTTCGATGGAGAGCAGGCTGGTTATACTCCCAAGACCAAGCAATTGTCCAAACTCCTGCCGATCTACATGCACGAGATGAATTCGGTCATCGCTGCGCGTGAGTTGGTCAAGGAGATGAGTAAAGGCGTGGCCAGCGACGGTCGGCCATTGGTCGCGCCCAGAGGGGTCGGTGTGCCAGTGGCCGGGGCTGGAGGCGAGGCAACATTGATTATGCCCAAGGCGGTTAAGGGAGAGGATACGCTGGATTACAAGGTACTGCCCAATCAGCCCGCGCTACAGAACTGGCGCTGGGCAGCCAAGGACACAGCCGGAGCATCGATCTTTCTCAAGTCCGATTTGGCTCTGCACCCCGAAGCCTATAACCGCATTAAATCTGTCTTAGGCCGTTCGGCTATCCGAGAATGGTACTCGACACCCACAACGCGATTGGCTGCCGTTCCAAAGCTCCTGGTGAAAGGATTGGATTCATGGAACAGCGTGACCAAGCGGACCATGCTTGGCTTGCTCGCGCCATTTCATCAAGTCCAGACCGGCACACACGCCGTAGGTCATCGCGTCAATCCGTTCGGAGCGATCCCCGCTATAGACTTGGCCAACGACCCGCTCCAGATGGATGCCGCCAGACATGGCCTGATGCTTTTGCCAGACCGGGCCAGCGAGAGCCAGTTCATGGAGGGACTTCGGCCTAGCGGATTGATCAGTAAGATCCCACTCATTGGAAAGATTTCCGATTGGTACACTAATTACCTCTTCAAAGATTATATCCCGGGCCTGAAATTCAAGACATACGAGGCGATCCTGGACCGCAACCGGCAAGTTTACGCCAGAGACTTGGCTGCCGGATCGGTGAAACAAGAAGACATCAAGATTCTTTCAGCCCAACAGGCCAATGCTGCCTACGGTCATCTAAACTATGCTGACCTTGGACGAAACCCAACCGTACAGCATGCAATGCAACTTGGCCTATTGGCTCCTGACTTCCTTGAAGCTCGGGGCCGTTTCGCTGGACAAGCCACCAAGGGATTGACCGGAGCTAAGGCTGGTCGGGAGCAGGTACTAGCTTTGGCCACGTTGGCCATTGCCCAAGCGGCGGGGGCTTACATCTCCGCGCAGTTAAGCGGCGGCGAATGGGATCCAAAGCATCCGTTCGAATTTAGTGTCGGGGCGAGAAAATACACCATCCGTTCGGTGCCAGAAGACATTTCCAGGCTGTTATTCGACACACGCGCTTTTATTCATGCCCGTCTTTCCCCCATTCTCGGCAAGGGAGCCATTCAATTGGCTACCGGCAAAGATTACGCTGGCCGCAACGTCACAGCGGGCGAAACTGCGAAGGAACTCATCACTCAGCCGCTCCCGCTCACCTTACGCGCACTGCCTGGAGTCAGGGAAATAAGCGGGGCAGAACGGCCAGGAGCCATCAAATGGTGGGAACAACTGGCCGGATCGGTTGGGCTGAAAATCTCCCGCTTCAATCCCAACAAAGCCTTGACCGACATCCACACTGAGTGGCTGAAAAACAATCCTGACCCGATCATAAAACAGGATTATGAGCGCAACCAAGCAGCCACCTATCCGCTGAGCAAATACCGCAGCTTGGATGCCGCGCTGGACGATCACGATCCGCAATCCATCGCTAAGGCTATTGAGGAACTGCGCCCGCTGGTCAGGAAGGATTCTGACATCCTGAAACGAATGCGGCCTTACATTGGCAAGGATCTAAACATTAACCGCAAGCCGCTCTTTCAGGAATCAGCGAAGTTGGAGCGCAAGTTTGTGCAATCTCTGGAACCCGAACAACGCCTGCTTTACGAACGGGCCATGAAAGAACGCCACGAGCAATGGCTTATGTTCCTGCAAGTCTGGCGGCAACGGGGTCCACGCAGTAAACTCCAAACCACAACCACGAACACACCATGAAGCATCCAGGATTTAAGGCCGTAGCCAAAGGCATCGCAGCACGGGAGGGGGTCTCACAGGAACGAGCCAACGCGATGTTGGCGGCTGGCACACGCCGGGCCGGGGCGGCAGCCCGCAAGAAGAACCCGCACTTAAACCGGGTCCACGGCTCGATGAACCCCAACCTCAACCCAAAGTACCACTGATTTTATGCCAGTCGGAACACGAGTTTATCGTTGTGTTCAAAAGGTCAAAACCAAGGGCGGGCATGTCAATCCGTACGCGGTGTGCCAAGCGGCCACGCATCAATCTTACGCGACGGGTAAGGCATTACCTCCTGAGACCAGCCACGCCCGCCACGCCCAGAAGAAGCGCGGGAACGTGCGCTACGTGTGATCATCGTCATCGCCTTTATCGTCGGATTCATTGCGGGGCTTCTGTTCATTCCGCTCTGGACACACTTCGTTGATGACGGCTATCGCTGGTGGTGATGTTCCTACGAGGTCTGCTCCTAGCCAAACGGCAAGCCACCCGGATTGCTGACAGGCTCCTTTATTGGAATGCCAGGATCAACCGCAAACGGCTCTGGCGCGGTATCGAGCGGCATTTCGATTGGAATGCCATCCACATTGCCAACGTCAACTTCTGCAATGCGCGGTGTGTGTTCTGCGGGCAACATAAGTTCGACCGCAAAGCCCAGGTGATGTCCATGGCGACCTTCGTCGCTCTGGCGTTGGACGCCAGGAAGATGGGCATCAAGGTCATGGACTTCACGCCACCGCTGGGCGATCCCTTGCTTGACCCCGAACTGCTGCGCAAGGCGCGGCTGGCCCAACAGTTGGGCTTTGAAGAATTGCAGATGACCACTAATGGGATTCTCTTGCGCAAATGGGGCGCGGAGCTTTTGGAACCGTTCAATCTCATACGCCTGTCCATTGGCGGCTTCTCCCGAGAAGCCTACAAGGAAGCCTATCAGGTGGACCGTTACGACGAGGTAATCAAGGGGCTAAAGCTGGCCCTGTTCTGCGGGCATGACGACCTTCGAATCCACGTATTCCTGCGCACAGGTCGGCCCATCGCTGAGACGGTCAAGAGCGAGGATTTCCTGGATTGTTTCACCTACCCCAACTTCACCTTCGAACAGACCAATTTCTACGATAATTGGGGTGGGGCAATTCAGCCGGAGGAATTGGTGGGCCAGATGGTCATGCGCCCAGCCAAGAAGAAGGCGGGCGTGCCTTGTATTGCGCTGTTCCAATTTTTCGCGGAACACTCAGGCAACATTCGGCTGTGCGGTTGCCGGTTTAAGGACACCGAGGACGATGAGTTAGTCGTGGGCAACATCCATGAGGACCCGCTGGAAAGGATCCTGCACCCAGACAACATCATGCCCTTGTTGCGCCGGTTCGAGGATGGCGCGGTTGTGCCCAAGGTCTGCCAGGATTGCACGCTTTACCGGCCTATCTCGTGAAACGAGCCTTGGGCATATTCTTCTGCGTATTTGCAGCCGCATGTCTAAGCACGATCATCTGTCCGGCTTACTGGCGCGTTTGGCCCAGCTGGACTCTGGGTTGGGCGCTGGGCGGCGGGAGCTTGTGGGTCGGACTGATGTTGTTGCTTGGTCCTCCAGACGGTTAAAAATCGGTGCGGCCAGTGCCATTACAACTCTCACAAATCCATTTGTTTTCACCGATGCCACCAGCCCCGTAAATAACTCCACACCCACCGCAATCGGAACAAAGAGCAGTTACCTTACGGATATTCCAAGCCGGGGCCTGCGATTTGCATGCAGCCCTAACATCAGCCTCCGTTGCATCATTCATCTGTGCGTGATAAATCGCTCGCAGCGGTGGAATTTCGTACTCGATCAGCCAATTCTTTTTCATTTCAGCAACGCCAACCAGCGGGCCCCAGGTTCGTTCCATGAAGCCCAGGAACGCCCGGCGTATAAGGGCGTCGACTGCCCGGCTGATTGGCGAAAGTCATTCGGTTAGTTTTCTCCAGTGCGTAGGCACGTAGTAGACATACATCTGGCCGTCTGGCGTGAACCACAGTCGCCCGCTCTGCCCGCCGCGCTGGAGTTTCGTGACGTTACGGCAGCCGTCCGCATCATCGATCTTGGTGCACACGATTTCCCATAAAGGCGGTAGCTCATGTTTAGTGCTGATCCAGTCGTTCATATCTGATAATCCACCACGAAATCCTCGCGCCACCGCTCGTAAGTCGTGAACCGTCGTCCGCACATCAGGCACACGCGCCTGCGGCGAATTTCGTTGCCGCTTAATCTTGAGTCAATCACTTGACTATTTCCGCTACAGGTCGGGCAGGGCAGGCCAGCCGACTTGCTCTTAGGCCACACTGACGCTGGCAAACCGCGCCGGAGCGATTGCGGACCGGTATGCTGAGTGTGGTACCTCATACCTGCATCCAAATACGGCAAAGCACGTAGCCGCCACAAATGCCTGCGCTTATGCCAAAAATGAACCTTGAAATCTTCTGCAACCTTGGGCAATCGACCGTAGCCGCGCCCACCAAAATGCTCGCCAGCATGAGCACCGTGAAAGTCGCGACGATCTTTTGGACCAAGCTCATACCTGCATGCCCAAAAGCTTCTTCAGTTCATCCCTGCGTGCCCGGAGTGCGCTGAGCCTCTCGGCGTCCTGTTTACTGCAAGTCTGGTGTTCCGCGTAGGAATCCTTGATGGACTTGATCCTCGCCTCTACTCGGTCGAATTCCTTCGAGAAAATGCTTTTGTCCACGTTGGACAATTGAGATGGCTGCCCCTTATGCGCCTGCTCCAAGGGCCGGGCCCGAGCGTCGGTTGCCCAAATGGCGAGCTTTGATTGCCAGTTGACCACGGGGTTGCCGTTCTTGTCCACCCAGCCGCTTGACTCGTAATGATGCCAGAACCGCTCAGCCTCGGCCGAGGGGCAGCCAGTGATGGCCGCCCTGTCCAGGACCGCCTGAAGGCTCCCCGGCCTGCCATCGTGGTGTGTGGTTGTTGTACTTGCTTCTGCTTCTGGTGCTGCTTCTGGTTGTGTTGACGGTGTGGACAATCCGCGACGTTTGTTGACACGCGACTCCTGTTTCTTAACTCGGAGGTATTCCCGCCGCTCGTCTTGGTTAAGTTTTGCGCGGTATTTGGCGTGATTCACCAACTGCCAGCCCCCTTCGATTTCGAGGATGCGTCGGCCCTGCTCGGCCTTTGTGCGTGAATCCGGGTCAGGTGCCTTGAGTTTCTCAAGCCCCTCCCGGCATTCGTCCACCGAGACACGGCAGAGGTCGGCCAACCCCGGCACCGAGCCTTCGACGATTCCTCGTTTATCGGCCAAAGCCAGCATCGTGATCCAAACAATGCGGATATGGTTTGGCTCCCGCCAGATCGTTGACAGGACGATAGATCCGAAAAGCTTAGTGTATCCGGTCATCGTGTGCATGATGTCAACAATGTCAACATGAGTGCAAGCAAAAGTTATGCACAGTAGTCCCTCCGCAATGCCGGGGTTAAGCGAACGTACGGCCCAGGATAATCCGGCTGAATCATAATGCATTCCTCGGTAAGCCCATTTAGGTAGGTTGGCGGCTTGTCGCATCGCGAGAAATAGTTAGTCATGTGGTGGGCGTTGATGTTGGCCCCGTATTCCTGCAAGAGTTCGAGTGCCCGCTTCTTTGTACGTGCCACGACTGTCACGTTGTACTGGTTATGGCGGCTGCTTCCCTTCTTTAAGGCGATGAAGATCCAGCCATTGAAGTAGTTAAGTGCTCTCACAAGCAAAAGTTATTGGCCTTGTTCATGGTGAATGCAGCCAAACTTGGGGCCAGTTAGGAAGCAAAGATCATGCGTATCTGCTGCGTCTGGGGTTGCTTGGTCCAGCGGAACAGTGTGTTTTTCCTCCGTCTCAATGTAATCCCCCGGAGAAACCGCGCCTTTAGCTATCTGCCAAGCGTACGCCCGGCGAGCACCGTCTGGGAACTGGGTCAAAAGCGGGTGAGAGCCAGTCACCTTTGGGTTGGTGCATTCCCGGTAAAGGCTGATGATGGTCATACTGCCCACATTGGATTCAGCGGCTTGCTTAGCCCAATGCTTGCACGTATCGCAGGTGTTCACGACTTATTGGCCTTGTTCACAGGGTTATTCACGGGGCTTGTTGGCCGCACGGCGTCTCTGCTCAGCGTCTTGGTCGCGCATTCGGCTCACGGCCTCTAAAATTGCGCAGGCCAAATCGTAAATCATCCATAGGAAAAGGCTTTGGATGACAAAGCTGCCTATGATTGCAATCAGGACGACCCGTATTTCTGCAGTCACGGCGTGGCCTCCACGGGGCCTGTCGGCCAGTATTGGTTTTCCTCCTGCCACACGGCCAATAGGCCAAGGAACAGATCGTGGTAGTAGGAGACCGGCCTGTCCCAGACCTTCGCTTCCAAGGCGGCTGGGCCCGTGGAAGCCACTGCGATACTGATGATGCAGTCGATATGCCGTGATTGTTCTCCAAGATAGGGTGGGCAGGCTCCGGCGTAGGCTCCGAGTTGGAGAGCCCATGAAAAGTAAAAGTTGAACTTGTTTCGCTTGCTAATGTCTTGAGTCTTAACGTCTACCAGCGAAACTCGGCCATCCTGGAGTACACAGCAATGGTCCTCGCGCCCGGCGTAGCCTTGGCCCACGACGAATTGCTCCACCGCGAGGGTCTTTCTGACCCACTTCTCGTACCAGCGGAGGTAAAGGTCAAATCCATCGCGCAGTTCGCGGGTCGCCATTGCCGCCACGCCGCTGCCATGAAGGTATTCCACGACCTCCGGGAATGGCCGCATCCCCACCACGGCTTGGTGAAATTCCTGGATGATCTTGTGCAGGGCTAGACCTTTGTCCCGTGCCGCTAGGCTATGTTCTTCGCTCCATTTCACGCAGGCGTCATAGAACTCGGCGTCTGTCCACTCCGGTCGGCGCGGGGTCGTCACAGCCGCTTCGAACATGCTTTTCTTGAAGTATTGAATCAGGCCCTCGCCTTTGATTAGGCCAAGGACCGTAGTGGGTGAGGGTAAGGCGCTTACGAGCCGCGCCTCGCGCAGACCGCCGACAAGTTCTCCGGTGGTTGGGTGGTAGAAATGGTTGCTCACTTGCTCTCCTTACTTAGTTGTTTGATTAGGGCATCGGCCTGCATACAAGCCACTTGGGCTACCGTGCCAGCTAAGAGGATTGGATTATGCTCAGAAACGCGATTGGCCTCCTGGAGCCAGTCCCTATTGCCGATATAGGCAGCCATGGCGGCGGTGGCGACGTAGGTGCGTATGTCCATGCCACCAACGCCGACTTGCTCGGTATATCCGGGCACGTAACATGGAAAGGCTGGCGTGCTCATGGATTCTTTACGATTCTGGTTTCCTTGACGATCAGCTTGCCCGCCTTGAGGTCGCGTCGAAGGTTGGCCAATTCCTTCATAAATCCCTCACAGAAGCGCGAGGACAAGGAGAGCGTTCGGGGTTCCAATGGGCTGTCCTTGTCCTTCTGCATCATCGTCACTTGAAGCTTCGGCTTCCATGCCAGCAATGCCTGAGTGATGGGGGTCTGGACGCGCACCACCCGGCAGTACTCTGAGTCGATGTCCTCGACCATGGCAAAGCCGTTGCCGCCGTGCTCGTGGGTCAGGTCGTATTCGATTAGGTCTTGTTTGGTGATCATGGGGACATGTCGTCGTAGGGGTTAGAGTCTTCGCCGCTGTCCTGTTCCTTGGCCTGTTCCAGGTGGGCTCGGGCTTGGTCGCAAGCTCGGCCAAAGGCAATATCGGCATCAGACGGGCCGTAATGCTTGCCCTTCCAATCTCGGCCCAACCTAGCCTTGGCCTCGCTGTTGTTTAAAACGAGGCCATAGCCCCTCTTGTTGTCCACACGGAACACCTGCCCAAGCGTCATGGGCTGGGCGTCGTAGTCCTTCTTGGTCACGCCCGGTGGCGGAATCGGGCAGATCACCTTCTGCCATTCATGTTCCTCGAAGTAATCGCCTGTTTGCACATCCCATTGCCACGCACAGGCTTGGCACACTAAGATGCCGTCGTAATCCTTGGACATGACGACCGCCTTATGCCCGCAGTTGGGGCAGCCCTGAGCCGATTTGTCGGTGACGCCGCCGATGCTCACGGGTTCCTCGAAGTTTGGCCCCACCCCGTCCTGGACAGCGCCTTCCACTGGGTGTTCTGCCGCCAAGGACATGACGGCCTTCTCATGGGCTAGGAATTGTTCGGTAACCGCTGGAGTATTGCCCGCAACGTCCTTGTTGTAATCGAGCACGAACACTGGGCTCCACGCCCCATGCCCTAGGATTGCCTCAATGGTCTCGTTGGACAGAATCCAGCCCTGGTCTTGGGCGTACATGTCCCAATATGGGAGGTTCACAACGTTGGCCTTGGCCTTTTCTACCAACTTGGCCTTACAACGCTCCCTGAAGGCGTTTAGGGCGCTGGCGAGACCCTTGGGTGACGCCTGTGACGCTGGTGACGCCGGTTTGGCTCGCTTGAAAGGGGTCGGGGCGGGCCTTGAGGCTCGCTTTGGTCCGGCTGCGGCGTTGCCGTCATCGTCAAACTCGCCAACGGAGACGTTGAAGATCATCTTGAGCAAATACCGCATGCCGTAGCTTACGGCTGAACCAGTTGCGTGGGTTTTGGTCTGCACATCTCCCCCCTTAGCCCCTTTGCCGTCAGCCGGCATTTCGATTTCTACCCGCTCGGTGTGGCCGGCGCGGTGGCTGACCCGGCAGGTAATGGTCACCCGGTCTGGCCCACTGGCGCGAGTACCGAAGGACAGGCTGAACCCGTGGGCCGTATAAATAGGCCGGACAGCTCGGTCAAGCGCCCCATAGGACACGTACCTACTCCGAGTCTGTGGGTTATCGCTATCCCGGGCTACCGGCAACATCTCGCTCTGGGCCGCGTTCATGGCTTGGTCGTACTCCGATTCAGCCCGCTTAGCCTGCAATCGCTCAGCCATGGCCAGAAGCTTCTCCATTTTCTCCACGTCCACGGTTTGGTCGCGGGTCGCCCGCTCGACTAGGGCAAGCATGGGCTCGATTTCGGGGCCGCGCACTTTGATGCCCTGGACGGCTTGTTGATTGTGCTCAATGTCAATCGCGTCAGTCATAATGGTTTTGTGGTCGTCAGGGCAACAAGGGCCAGGAAGTAACGGTTGGCAAAGTCAGGAGGCGCTATTACAGGGAATTTCTCAATCCGGCTCAACCACAGGGGGTGGATACTCAATTGTCTCGCCATGGCATCCAGGCTCACACGGGCCTTCTTGCGCATCATACGCAAATGTTTGATGTCTCGTTCCATAAAAATTGGTGGGCCGAGTTGCACGGCCCTGGGTTCCTTTAGACAGCTTATCCCTCGCTGGTCCGCATCAGGGAGTGCACCCCTGCTTTTACCGGCTGCGGTCCTAACCACCCAACACGGGTCACCGGGTTCATTTTACTCGATTGCTTTTAACAGCGATTGCAACTGTTCAATGGCGCGCAGAAGGGTGCCGCGCAGCCCGTAGCCATTGCTGGCCTCGGGCACCGGATTCACAGCTGGCTCGTCCAAGTCCTCACGTCGAGCGATGATCGGCTTGATGCGGGTTCGGTGCACCTTGCGCCTCTCTCCTGCGGCCAAACGGGCGTTACTCTCCCGCTTCTGTTCCCGCCACGCTGCCCGTTGCTCCGGGGTGGAACGTGCACGTTCCCGTTCATTGGCCCGACGCTTACTGTCCCGCTCTTTCCTGGTGCCGGTGACGTGGTAGGTGTAGAAGAAGGACAGGGCATTAGCCAGTTTCTTGTCCCAATGGCCTTCCGGGTCAAGCCCCAGGTCGTTAGCCAAGGACGGATTGAGCTTGAGGAACGTTTGCCAATAGATTTTGTCTTCGCCCCGTTCGCCCTGAAAAGCCTTAACCGCCGCTCGCAATTGTTCGGCGTGAGGTTTCCATTGCACGCATAGCTCGCGTAGACTCATTTCATTGATATTCATGGCTTTACACTCCGCTGACTCGGATTCGGGTGGTGTGATGCCGACGGCGACTATCCACATCGGCTTTGCTGCCATTCTTGACCCCACGTTTGCGCTCACGCTTCCGACCCAGCCTGGAAGATGGTGTGACCGCACTCAGCCGGTAGTTTTGGCCCTGGGCAAAGTCCTGGTGCCGGTCAAAACTGGTTATTTCCCGGCCCACCGTTCCAGGGGTCATGTAGCGGGTAGCCACTGAACCCTTGATGAGATAGGAATAACCAATCCCAATGATGCAGCCGTCGGCCAATTGTTTGCGCAGGCAAGCCCTGGCAAACGCGCAGCCTTCCGGGTCTTTCTTGCGCCCATTGCGCCCATCCTCCGGCAAGACTTCCACAAACACGGGCTTAGTCGCGTCCACCACATCCTTAACACCCGGGAAATGAGCCTTAATCCGATTCAACACAGTTTGCTTACTCATGGCTCCCCCCTTTCGACGCGCACAACAGCCCGTCAAAGAACTCTTGAGCCTTGCTCACGGCCGGTTTACCCGCCAGCCATGTGTTGATGTGTTTGGTCGTGGTCGAACTGTGCTTGACCACCGTTCTAAACAACTCCCGGCCCACCTGGGCAGCTACCGGGGTGTTGTAGGAGAAGAAGACGCACACTCCGTCAACCTCAACCTCCGTTTGATTTGGTCCTATGACTCTCAACTTCATATTAACCTTTCTTTCGGTTTGTTTTTGTTTCACCGCTACTGCGGCTTGGGGCATATCTTATCAAAACGGCTTCCAGACGCAAGTGATATTTGACTATTTCTCTCAAAGCCCTTTTAATAAGGGACAACCTACGTGAAACGTGGTGAAACTTATGAAGTCCAACGCTAAAAATGGGGTCTTGAGCGACTATTTCCGGCTTCAAGGTAAGAAAGGCGGCAAGAGCAAAAGCAAAGCCAAGCTCGCCGCCATGGCCCGTAACTTGGAGAAAGCCCGCGCCTCTCGCTGGCCTAAGAAGGAAAGGAGGTGATGCAACGTGCCCCCATTCGATCCGGGGTTGTTATAAGCGGGGGACGCATCCGTCATAAAACACGCACGCTTCCATAGGCAAAGGGTAGGCAAATTTCCATTTCCACAGCGCCCCCTGGATCACGCGAGTCTTCGTCAACTCAGCGATTTGCTTTAGGATCGCCTCGGCGCTTCGCCAGCCGGCGCAACCCGGCCATGCGCCGCCCTCGGCCGATGCACACCCCCAGCGCACTATGCGCCAGGATGCCGGTCTCAACCGCGCACACTGGCCACGGCTAGCGTTTCACTCTTCTGTCCGGTCTGATGGCATGACTGCATCCGGGTAACCTCTCACACAATCCCCAGTTTGCCTAGGCTTGTCCGTATAACTACGGACTATCTCTGGAACCGGCTTTGTGATTTAATCCTGTCCAGCATGAATGCTGCAACGCCGATAAATCCTGCAAAGACGCGGGAAACGGTTTAGTTGCGCATTCTGCCGCTAAAGACAATGCCAACAGCATCAGCTAAAACCAAAAGTCTCGCATGGTTCGAGGTTCTCACTGCCGTCGTCAACGCCGGTCTCAACCGCGTTCTCCTATATGGTCCCCCTGATACGGGCAAGACTACAACGGCAACCAAGATCCGGGAAGATAAGCCCGTGTTCCGGGTCCAATGCTCACGCCAACAGGGAATCGAGGATTTACTTGGTTCCTATGTATTACAAGCTGGGGAAACAAAGTTTATCCCCGGTCCAGTCGCGCAAGCTATGCTCCAAGGCGCAACCTTGCTAGTGGACGAGTTCGACATGCGCAACCCGGCGCATGACAGCATATGGCATTCGGTTCTTGACGATGAATCTATTGCCGAGGTTCGGTTGCCTGACGGGACAGTCATTAAACCCGCTCCCGGGTTTATCGCGATAGCTACCACAAACGCGACCCCCAACGCGTTTAGTCCGGCGTTACAGCGCCGATTCCAACTCAAGTTATTCTGTGGGCAGGCGCATCCCGAGGCTCTCAACAGCCTCAAGCCAGCGCATCGGTCCATTGTCGTGAACTGGCAAAAAGCTCTCACCCCTCCGCAGATCAAATTCGAGCTGTCGGTGTCGGCTCTGCGCACCTTCTCCATCCTGGCAGACTGCTACGGCTGTCAGGATACTGCGGCCCGTCTGGTTTTCCACGACGGCGCAGCTGAGTTTATTTCGGCCCTTGCGAATAACCAGAAAGTTTAACCTATCCGAACCTAAACCCGGGGAGTTGCGCACATTGCGCAATTCCCCTTTCCCCTTTCAAAACCTATGATTCCAATCAATAAGATATTCCAAGCCCGTTGTGAGGATAAGATCACAAGCTTTCTTCCCCCTCCAAACGGTTGCGCTGGCGCAGTGCAAAAGAATCCTGACGGCACCATTCAAGCCGGATTCGAGCCTGCCCTAAATGCCCGTGGTAGAACCGTGAGGCTCCATGAGGCCGATCATCTGCGTTATCACACTCCTAAAGATCACAAGCGCCGTTTCATCACGGAAGCCCGTAAGGAAGGGATGACTGACGATAATATCTTCCAAACCTATAACGCACTGGAAGACAGTTTCATCTCCACTGTGCCCGTTTGGGAAAAGCGCCCAATCTCTGTCCTACGCGACGCTGCCGCCACCGTTCTGCGCGAAGTGCGCAATGCTTACCGGCACGCTAAACCCATCCTGCAATCCAAGGACACCCCTCCGGCAATGCGCGATTACGTCAAGACTCACCTATTCAACGTGAGCTTACGGGCTATCTCACTGGCCAAACGACGGGCTTTTTCAACCACGCTCTGCGCAGAACGCGCAAGTCTTCTCCTGCGCCATTGCGCGTCTCTGTTAGATGTTTCATTGGGCAATATCGCCCGCGATCTGCAGCATGGGCGCTTGGCCGATGCCCGTCACAAGGCAATCCAAGCCATGAAGCCGACCCCACTGCCCAAACTGGACTTGCCACAGCCCGATCTTCCCCCGTTTGACGAGTCCGATCCAGACTATGAGCAACAACCGGAAGATGATAGCCGTTATGGTTCTTCTGGCATCGCCTCTCACACTGGACCGGAAGTAAAGATCGTGCGCCCGCCTCTTACCTGTCCTTGCGACCTTGGTTTAGACGGAGATCCCTTGGAGTCCTACGGTTCTTCTGGTTATCGGCTACGCAGGTCTGCCCTTGTCCCCATCGGCATCGGCATCCCCTGTTCATCCCCATTCATTCGCACTAGCCAGCCCTCGCCCTCCGGTGTGGTTCTGCTCGACGCAAGCGGCAGCATGCACCTGTCCGCCGACATGCTGCGCCGGCTCTGCAAAGCATCCCCAGCCTCAACCGTGATCTATTACTCCGGGGATGACCACGAAGGCAAGTGGGCAAGGATCGTGGTGTATGCCAAAGACGGCCGCAGGCTCGATGATTCCATTCCCCTCCCGGACGTACACACTGGCAACGTTTGCGACGAAATTGCCATCCGCTTCGCCCTCAAAGCCCGCGCCGATCAAGGTTCCAATGAACCCCTTATCTTCATCTCTGATCTCGGCTTCAACGGCAATACAGAGGAAAGTCATGCCCGCGCCCACGAAATTGTTACTCGCGGTGTCCAGGACGGGTCCATCGAAGTGATCGGTAACTCAGACGCTGCCCTCGCCCGGTTCGAGTTTAGTTGCTCTGACCCCCACGACAACTAAACCATTGCGCATTCTGCGCAGCCCCTCACACAGCCCGGGCCACAAACCCGGGCTTTTTTGCTTTGCCTTGCGTACAAAACAGAGGCCCCGATCCTATGCAGGAATCGGGGCTGTTAAGCGGAAGCAATAACCCTTAGTTTTCCTCCCCAGGTTTGGCAAATGGCGCAACTGCATACTTTGGATCGGCGCTGACTTTGAGCGTTGTGCGATGATCGGGTGTGGCCTTGGCAATGGCATCCAAAGCGATCTTGCGCGTTCGTTCCCATGCCTTGCCATCATTCTCATTGCGCTCCGGCATGTCCATGCGCCAGCGTTCGTGTAGTTCCACGTAATAGCGCAACGCCTCAAGCAGTTCAGGCGCAGCTGCAATCAACCGGGCATTGGCTTGGGCGTTCTCGTCTTTGACTATGGCGAGATCGCTGTGTGCTGCCGCTCCATCAGCGTAAATGCCGAATTGCGGGCAATAGTCCGGCGTTGCGTGCTTGGATATGTTCCACGGTCCCGGTGTGTGTGTCGCTTTCATCTTATTCCCTTTGGTTAGGTTTGTTTGTTTTTGTTTGTTCAACCGTCAGGCGCAACTAAAATCACAAACCCGCTTTGCTGCATAGTCCGTACTTATACCTAACCTCACTGGCATCATTCTTGCCTTGGCAGACCCCAATCGCGCATTTATCTTCCGCTTGTGTCTACCGCGACCGCGCAACTAACGCCAACCACACCGCGCAAGCCATTGCCCAGACGCGGCCCCTCCCGCGACCGCAGACAAGCCGTTCTAATCCAACGCATCCTGACAGACACGATCCTGGACCCCAGCACGCCCGCGCAATCACGCGCTTCCTGTGCTGCCGCTTGGTCGCGAGTCCAGGAAGCCAAGCGCATCCTAGACGGTAAGCCATTGCCCGGCGCATTACGTCCTGAACTAGCCGCTCTGCGCGAGCTGCGCCGTGGCCGGCAATCCGCGCACAAGGCGTTGCTTGCGATCAACCCGGCCGACTTGCCGACTGGCAGCACTGGCACGTAATCACACACGCGCACGCAAGGAATCTCTTTTCCTGGCCTAGACCGTCCCGGCACCCCCGACCGCCAGGGGGCTTTTAGAGCGGGTCCTCTTTCTATAAGGGGCCCACCCCTCACACATGAGAGCCAGGTTGGACATAAGCCATAATGGTCATAAGGTGGTCATAAGGCTGCACAGGACACGCAGGGATAGTTTGTCCAAAGACCGCCATGCCCTTGTAGGAGGACCTACGGGATGGGTTTAACGAGTAAACTTGAGGGAGTCTCTAGGAGAGCTTGGTTCGGCGGCACCCCGGTTGGGCTGCTCTGGTCAACCGGCGTCTTGAGGCGGCGAAGATGCTTGGCCTATGGGACAGGAGCCGTCTCGCTCCTTCTACTCTTTAGGAATAGTTGGAAGCAGCGGCGGTATGTTTTTCTCGACCGGGTTTTACGACCCCGGCCTATTTGCTCAGTGACATCTCAAGGAACGCTCAAGGGCACTTCTGGCCGATGAGAAAGTGAATGGACGTTGGCCGGGTCGCGGGTTGGGTTACGATGGGCGCGGCGGCTTTGGCGGTCGGTATAATTGTCCATGAGCCGTCTGGCTTTCTTGCGGAGCTTGTGGGCCTCTGGGCCATTGATGGCCAGGATGCGGGATTCCCTGTTGGAGAAGCTTAAGATGCCGTTTCGGTCGATGAACATGGCTTTAGTTAAGCAGGCAATCCCGAGGGCTCATGCGGCCACAGCCGCAACCCGAAGGTCTATCTCTTCTCTGAGCAAGACTCTCGTTGGATGTGTAAATGCCCATGTTATAACTCGGGGTTGCCTTAAAGTTAAAGTGGATAGGTTGGCTTGTGAGGTGTTTCATGCTCAAGTACAGGGGGAGACCAAGGGTGAGGTCGGCGGTTCTCCCGCCGCACCATGCCTCCACAGAACCAACCTAAAGGGGAAAAGGGCGCCCCCGTGTTTAACCACGAGAGTTGTGAAGCACTGGCGGTGCTGAGGTGGTGCCCAAATCCAGTCCCAGCGGGGGCGTTATGTTGTAACCCATGCTTCACGATGGTTTTTTAATCCTAGGCCACCGGGTCTGCAAGAACTTTTTTTGGAATTCCGTTAGCCTGCCATTCTCCGCACCAATCTCCCTGCCGGGTTTTGGCCCAGGATACGCTCTTAGTGGAGTTGGCTGGTGGAAAGCGGCGGCAGATGGCAACGGCATCATCTGAACCAATCTGGTCCCAGAACCGGCAGTTGCCACAGGATTGGCCCGGAGGATTCATCCTTTAATTAAGTGCTTGGCCCAGTGTTCTTGAATCAGCGGAGGCAGGGTCGGCAGATTCCAGAGCTTGCCATCCACGAAGATCACCAACTGGTATAAATCAGGCCATTTATCGATATATTGCTCAATGAATTTCCACATTTCACCACTATCATCAGTGGCAAACTGGCGAATCACGACATCACCTAACGAACCTTCGGTGGGCCATTCGCAAGCCACCACGACATGAAACTTGGTCTGAGGAAAGGCCCGGGTTGGGATGGGATCAGCAATTGGGCCCTTTGCCAACACGGCTGGCAACAGCGGGCCACCCGCGCAAAGCATGGCCGTGGCAGAGAGGAAGGCGCGACGTTTCATTTATGCACAGCCGGTCCGAAGACCTGCCAGCCCAACAGGCCGATTAGGATAAAGATGATCAGGGAGAGGCCCAGCGGTTTGGCCTTATTGGCCTCGGGCGGCCAGTTGGTCCACACGCCGAAGATGAGGCTGATGATGTAGATGACCCAGAATAATAGGCTGAGGTTCATTGTCGGAGTAAATTGGTTATGGCGTTGGGAGTAAAGTAGTAAACATTGGTTGGCCCGGGCACCACATCAGGGAGAGGGAACTTGCGTTCCGCGATAACCGGCCCCTCAGCGGTCTCGATCACTATCGACTTTGCTTCGCCATTCCAGTGGATAATGGCTATCGTGTTGGTGACGATACGGCCCTCCTGGACCTCTGAGGGTCGCCCAACATGGGGAGTGAAAGTTCCGATGGAATGCCAATTGGTTGAGAGCGTGACAATGATGGCCGCGACAACGTTGGTCATAAGCCCTTCACTTGGGCAGTGGTGGAGCGGTGATGAATGGCGTCACGACTTTGCTGCGCATAAACATGAGCGGCTCGGTGGGGTATTGGACCCAAGTCACCGCCACGGCCCCCGGGCCCGCCGAGGCCAACCGGATGCGCTGATTCCAGTCGATCAGGTCACGGCTTATCTCGATTACCCCCGGCACCGCGCTATTGATTGTGAGCGGAATGAGCCGCAGGTTCTGCACCGGGGCTGGCGCAGCGGGAACGTTGAGCGGCACAGCTTGAGCCGATTCGCCTATGGCATTAGTGGCCGTTACGGTGACGGTGTGCGGCTGGCTTGTGTTCCAGTTGGGGATGACGATGCCGTTAGTGTTCGAACTGCCAAGGAACACGCGGCTAGTCCCGAAGAGTTCGTAGAAACGGTAGCCGCTGGCCCCGCTGGAGGCATCCCAGACGAAGGTCAGATTGGTGGTCTGCCCAAAGGTGGGCAGGCAGAGCAGCAAGGGAACAAGGGTGATGAATTTCTTCATGGCGCATTCTTGAGTGAGTCCCAGCGTTCCTGCAAGGCCCGAGATTCGGGGACATTGAGGTAAAGGGCGAAAATCCTCATGGCTTCTTCCATCATGTCCATTAGCTCGGCTTCCTTGTTCACTGCTTATAGTGATGGGTGTTGGTGCAGGTGGGCAGATGCAACAGGAAGAAGGGCTCGCTAACGGTGATGTACTGGCAGTCAAAGAGACTGACGATCTGGATCTGTCGGGGAAGGGTGGGCGCTTTGGGTGCCGCTACTGTTGGGGCTGGCGCAGGCTTGGAAAAGAACAGCGTGGTTGGGATGCCCAACGCAGCTCCGAGAATGGCCGACAGCGCGTATTTCATAATTGGATGCAATGGTGAAGGGGCGTTGGGAGTGGGTTCAGTAACTGGTTCGCTCATGGTTGTGGTTTATGTGGATTATGGCGGCAAAACGCCTTTTCGGGATACAATTCTGTACACTGCTCCATCCTCAAATACATCATAAAAGGCGTTAATCCCAGGATCTCCATCGATCTCCGGTAGGCGCACTTCCCAGTTGTGAAAGTCGCGTGAACGTTGGAAGGAATAAATGTGATTGGTCTTAGCCAGAAACGTCACCTGAAACAATCGGCAGTCACAGTTTGGATCCAATATAGATGCGGCATGGAGAACTAAGCCGGGGTCAGGTAAGGGCAAAATCGGGGCTGCGGTCATCTGGTGCATGGAGTTTAACTGAAGCGCAAGCTTAGCCTCTGAAACACTCGAAGGCGGCAACGGAGGCGTGCGCAATTTCTCCGCCGTCGCTGACAAAAGTTGAACTGCCGGAGAATAGGCGCAGGTTGGGCAGCGAATGGGGCCAAGATTTCGGATTCTGACTAACCACTCATCCATCCTGATCGGGCGAGGATAGGTCCAGTTGGTTCCGGTCTCGGTGTAATGCCAATTCCCAAAATCTCCACCCAGCCCAGCCCACTCATTTCCGCAGTGCGTCCACGTTGCCCCGCCATCAATCGTGTATTCGGGTATCCAGATGTTGGTATTGTCGGGCACTTGCCAGTACGCAGCCCAGCCAAGATGTGGAATGCCGAGTGGATTATTTGTTCCTGCGATTGTCGTTAGGCTCACTGTGGATGCAGCCAGTTGGGTTCCTGCTAGTCGCAGATTCTGCGGTGTGGCGGGAGGAGACTGGGCCAGAGCAGTAACACAGACTAGAAACGGGAGGCTTGCTTTCATTTTCGGGGCCGTTTTCGTTGAGCTTCTTTCACTAAGCGGTGCATCTTGCGGTCGATGATATGGAACCAGGACAGGCCGTCGTCAGTGCAGATGGTGTTTAACAATTCCTGCACAAGCTCGGCTGCGTGTTGCGTGATCAAGAGTTCGAGTTCCTTGGGCCTCATGCCGCTGGCAGGCTGCTTAAAATCTGGTTAATCTTGCGCTTCTCGAATTCCGCATGGCACTGCCGAGCAAGAGCCTCGCCTGTCCAAAAGTCCAGGCCATAATCAGTCGGCCTGGGCTCATCGTGGCGCAAGCCACGCTTCCAATCCCAATAAGCGATGCAGAAACGTTCTTCGTTGCTCATAAAACTAGCATCCGAATAAACCACATGATCACGACCGCCAGGAAACTGGCGATGCCAAAGACCGTCCCGGCAAAGGCCAAGAGCCGCATATCACCGTAGGCACCGTTCCGACTAATCGTCTTCATTCTGGCAAAATGCCATAGTCCACGGCTTTTGCGCTAGTCCGTTTTATTACGGATAGACCCCTAGTCATTTTTCTGATTGGCTTGGGGATGTATGGCATTTAAGCCACCCAAAGTCGGTGATCCGGTGATTTATTGTGTCGATTCTCCGACGCTGGGCATTAGTCGAGAGCCAGTGAGGATAAGTCGCATTACAAAGTCCGAGATTTTTGTGGCTTCCAAATGTGCTCGATTCACTCGCGATGGGAAAGTCATCGGTGGACGAGGCAACAAGTGGCTGGAACCATGTTGAGAAACGAAATCCTTCGGCGTTTTCCCAATGCCAGTAAAGCCACCATCGCCAGGAACATTGGTGCTGATAACCAAACACCCAGTCCCGAGCCTCAATGCGCTGTTTGCCATGACTCATTGGCAGAGACACCGCGAGAAAAAGGCAACCTTGACCGCGTTGTTGTCCGCATTGTCTCCTTCCGCACTCGCTTACTCGATGCCGACAACTTGGTGGGAGGATCGAAGTATTTTACGGACGGCTTACGATACGCTGGCCTCATATCAGGCGATGCAGAAGCGCAAATCCGTCTTGAAGTCAGCCAGCAAAAAGTTAAGTCCAAAGCAGAGGAACGCACCCAAATCGAAATCGAACCGCTCGACCAAACGCCAGATTCAGGACATGACTCGTGCTGAACTAATCGAGGCTTACTGGGACAGTTGCTTTGGTTCGTGGAATCGTTCTGCTTTCGACGCGCTCATGGAAACCCTTTCGGATTCGGACTTGCGCCAATACATTCAGATGGGCACAACTTAACTCCGCAATGACGCGCCTCAAATCGCTCACTTCTTTCCCGCCCTATGGGTTCCGCTATATCAACCCTGTCTTCGGAATGAAGAAGGATGACGAAGGCTCCTTCTCTGTCGTCTGCCAGAAGGAATTGGCCCGGCGCAAAGCCAACAAATATCTGTGCGAGAAGCATAACCTCGGCCTGGACATGATCAGCGTTGAGTACGACGTGGAACAGCAGAACGTGGCCCGGTGTCTGGCCCATGGCTGGCATGATTTCGTGGTCACTGACGCGCCCGTGACCCGCTACGTGGCTGATGGGTCAAAAAAAAACAGGTTCGGCAATGCTGCGGGAGGTCTTAAGAGGGTGGCGGCGGGAGTTGGCGTACTTCTTGATTGGCTTGGGAGTGGAGGAAAGCCCGTCGATCAAGCCACGGCTGAGCATCGGGCAAATGTGTGCGCAACTTGCCCAAAGAATGATGGAGGCGATTGGAAGGCTTACTTCACTGGAAAGATTGCCGATAAAATCAAAACGCAATTGCTGATGAAGCAGGACCTGCAATTGTGGACGAGTCAGGACGACAAGCTCACGGTCTGCTCAGCCTGTGACTGCCCATTGCAACTCAAGGTGCATACGCCGTTGGTCCATGTGCTGGCCCACACTGACGACGAAGTGAAGAAACGGCTGGCAGAGGGCTGTTGGATTCTTGCAGAGGAAAGAAATAATGACCGATAATCTTCAAGCACGCAGGTTTGGGAAGTGGACAGTTATTGGCAATGGTCGGTCCCAATTTTGTTTGTGCCGATGCGAATGTGGCCAGGAGAAGCCAGTGTACAGATACGACTTGCTCGGCGGAACTTCGCGCCAATGCGTCCGTTGTCATGCCTTCAAACACGGCCACACGGTTGATTACAAGCCATCTCGTACCTATGCATCTTGGATGTGCATGAAGCGGCGTTGTTTAGATCCAAGGTACAAAGACTGGGAAAATTACGGTGGCAGAGGAATTACCCTGCATGAGCCTTGGCACTCATTTGAGAATTTCCTAGCTGATATGGGAGAGCGACCAGTCGGTACGTTGCTCGACAGAATTGACGGGCGCGGAAATTACGAGCCGGACAATTGTCGATGGGCTTCTTTCGCAGAAAGCGCGAGAAATCGCCTTAGTACTAGATGGATAATCTATCAGGGACAGCGAATGACCGTAAGTGATGCCGCCAAAAAAATCGGTGTCCCGATAACATCTCTGCACAGTCGATTACGGCGGGCTGGCTGGCCGTGTGCGGACATCGAGCCATTCGCTAGGAGTAAGCGCAAGTCGCCATCGCTGAAAACGCTCATTAGCACTAAGCCATGAAAACCCAGGAACAACTTGTGCGTATGCAGGAAAACCTACGCGTGGCCATGGCCAGCCTTCAGGCCAGCGGCGCACCCCCAGCGGCCGTTGAGCGAAGCGCACTTAGTTTGGCCAGCGCCGATGATGTGCTCAGTTGGGTGCTGGGAAAGCGCAGCGAATTAGGCAGGCTGGAACAGGAATACGACCGGATCAAAGCGCAAACATAGACAGCCAATGAATAACATCCCGATCAATTATCCCACGCCTGAAGATGATGCGACTGGTTTGCGCGTTGATGTCGGATTCAAGGATGGCTCTGTGATGATCCAGTTCAGCAAGCCGGTGCTGCAAATGGCCCTGCGGCCAGAGCACACGCGCTCGCTGGCCATTGCCCTGCTGCAAAATGCTGAGATGGCTTTGGCTCAAGGCAACGGACCACAACTGCCGCCATCGAGGATGCAGTGAGATGCAGGTCGTCGTTCCTTTCCATTCCGGTGATGCTCAGGACGCCATCGATCTGCTCTATTGGATGGAGCAATTGGGCGACAAATCCGTCACGAAGGGAATTCTCGCCGTAGATGCCGGAGTGGACTGGGGTCGAGCCATTGATGTGCTTACCGCCGCAAGGCATATTTTTAGGTTCGTTCAGTTCGTGGGCAACGAGGAACCAGTCAGCGGCTGGCCCAGGGGTGCCAATTCCTTATTCTGGAAAGCCGCCGAGCATTGTCAGCGACTGAACGAACCGTTCCTTTGGCTGGAACCAGACTGCGTGCCACTCGCTCGCAATTGGTTCGAACGCATTCAAGCCGAATATCAGGGCAGCTATCTCGGCCACATTTACGAGTGCAATCAACCGGGCTTGCCACGACGGCTGTTGAGCGGAGTGGCCGTCTATCCGCCGAGTGCCTTTGAACTGATTAGCCCATTCATCGGCAATCAACCGCATCTGGCTTGGGACGTATCGGCAGCCGAAGCCATCTTGCCGCTGGCCAACGACAGCCACTTATTCCACCATCTCTGGGGTGAAAAAGATTTACTTCCAACCTTCCGCTCAAGCCGAGGTCAGAACGATGCATCGAACATCCTTACTCTGGATCACCTGCGCAAAGGAGCCGTACTGTTCCACCGCAACAAGGACGGGACTCTTCAGCGGCTCGTGGCCCATAAACTGGGTCTTGCCGCGCTTACAGATTTCGTTGTCGTGCTGCCCGTCTGTAACATGGACGCTGAACTGATGCTCAAGATGCTTGATTGGATCCTGGAGCTAGGCAACTCTCAATCTCACGAAACCCTGCTTTCCTACGATCAAACCACTCTGCGTGGTTCGGTGTCGCGCATCGCGTCCAAGGCCAGCGCCTGTTTCGCCAAGGTGCATCAGACGGCGTATGGCGTGCCTAAGGGGACGCGCTTTCCTCAAACGGCCGCATGGCAGCATGCCGCTCGCGTCATGCAGGAGATTGGTCGGCCATGGCTGTGGCTGGAGGCGGATTGCGTGCCGCTGCGTTCATCGTGGTTGCATGAATTACAGATGGAGTACGATCGGTGCGGGAAACCGTTCTGCGGACCCATCGTCCCGACCCAAGGCCACGTTAATGGGACTTCCATTTATCCGGCCAATACTCCGCAGTTACTCCCACGCACCATGAGCCATGCCCTGAACGCATTTGACGTGGAATGCAAGGACGAGATGGGCGCTAATGTTTGCGGTAGCAATTTATGGTGTCTGGCTTGGGCGGTGGAGCGAGGTCGGCTTGTGGCAGATGGCAATGGATCGTTGCCAAGCTTTCCGCCCAATAGCCCGCTCTTGCGGCAGATTCCACGTGAGGCGGCAATCTTCCACAGAGAAAAAACCGGCTCGCTTATAGACCGATTACGCGAACGAAAATGATCTCCACCGACCTCTTTATTGTTACCTGCGGGAAAGACTTCGGTTACCTCAAGTACTGCCTGCTCTCCATCGCTAAATATTGTAAGCGGTTTAACTACCTGCGCGTGCTCGTTCCGGCCAATGATGCTGACGCAGCCGAGAAACTTATTGCTGATGCCAACATTCCGTTCCCGGCCAAAGCCTATGGCCACTGCGAGCCTGAAGGGAAAGGCTTTCTCTGGCACATGCGCCAGATCATGCATGCCGACACGTTTACCGACGCGGAGCGTATCGCGCACTTAGATTCGGATTGCATCTTCACTCGGTTGACCGAGCCGGATCATTTCGCCACGCCCGAAGGTAAGATAATCCTACGTTACGAACCTTTCGCCATCATCAACAAACGACATCCGCAGATGGGTCGCTGGCAGGTATGCACTCAGGCTTGTCTGCGTTTCCCAGTTCTTTATGAGACCATGCGGGCGCACCCAGGCGTATTCCACCGGTCCACTTATCAGCTGGCCCGCAAACTCATGGAACAAGCCACTGGCCACCCCGTGGATGATTACATCCTATCCTGCCAGAATGCTTTTCCGCAGACGTTCGCAGAATTCAACACGCTGGGCAACGTGGCGATGGAGAAACAGCGCGACCTTTATCATCCGGTTTTGCAAAGGAGCGATGCTCCAGATCCACCCACGCCGATTCAGCAATTCTGGTCTCACGGCTCCATCAATGAACCGCAGGAGATTTGGGTTGAGGGCAAACCCACCAAACAGATTCCGATGGACCTGATCAAACGCTATGTACTCTCAGAATGACGAGGAAGATTTCCTGGTTAAATTGTTTGCCAAAGAACCGCCCGGTCGATTCCTGGACATTGGCGCGTACGACGGCATTCACATGAGCAATACCCGCCGTTTGCTCGAACTGGGCTGGAGCGGTGTTCTGGTAGAGGCGCACTGGGGCAATTTCGAATCACTCTGCGAAAACTGTAAGAAATTCACTGACCGCGTGACATTGGTTTGCGCGGCCCTCGCGCCCAAGGCCGAGCTGCGTCGGCTGTGGGTGGATCTGTACGAAGATCGGTCCTGGAGCACGACCATCAACGATGACCTGAAGAATAGCGGTTCGGTCATGGACCCGAGCAAACTGCTGACCATGGTCAGTTGCATCACCATGGATGACCTGTGGCCGCTGGGTCCATACGACCTGATTTCTATGGACGCTGAGTGGGAGGACTTCGCGATTATCAAGAGCCAACCAATGGAGGCATGGCGAAAGGCCAGTGTGATTTGTGTAGAGACCCGTTCGCCAGAGGAGAGGCCCAACGTAAAAGCGTTTCTGCGGCTCATGGGCTTCTTTGCCGTGCACGAAACTAAAGAAAACTTAATCGTCCAAAGGCGATGAACCGCATTCTTCAAATCAATCATCGGGAGGCGCTTGGCTTTTGGCTAAATGAAATGGGATTATTGTTCGAAGTGGCCGAGATTGGTTGCGCTCGCGGCACCTTCTCGCGCACTGTTCTGTCCCAATGGCGAGGGTGCATTTACAACATGATCGATCCTTGGATGACCCAGGACATAGAGATTTACAAAGAGGCACAAGAACGTCAGGAAGGTTATGATGCGTGGCACAAGGACTGTGTTCTTTTAGCTGAACAGGATCCGCGAGTCAGGATCATTAAAGATTTCTCAGTTCCGGCCAGTGCCAAGTTTCAGCCCTACCAGCTGGACATGGTGTACATTGACGGCAACCACTCTTATCCCGCTGTTATGGCCGACATGGATGCGTGGTGGCCTAAGATTCGCATCGGCGGCCTAATGGGTGGCCACGATTATGGGCATATCACCAAAGGCAAAGCCTGGATTGAGGTCGAGCCAGCCGTCAATCGCTGGGCCAAGGAACACGAGAAAGTATTCTACGTCTGCCCTTGTTCCTCGTGGTTCATCGTGAAGCAGGCACCATGATAGCGGTGTCGTCATTCCGCCCGTTGGACGATAATAAGGAAGTGGCCACTAACCAGATCCTGGCCATCGACTCATGGCGCTCGGTGTTTCAGGGCATATTCCTGTTCGGCGCGTTCGACTGGCGCTTGGCCTGCCCGCGCACCACGTTCATCGAAGGGCCAGATTTCCCGCCGCTAAGCCTGCTCTATCTTGTGGCTTCCCAATCCGAGGAACCTGCCGCCATCCTAAACGCCGACATCGTGGTTGGCCGCAACTTAGTTGAAGTGGCCGATAAGGCATTTCGCATGGGCGCTTACGCACTCACCAGTCGCCGTTATGAGTACGATCCGGCCAAGCCAAACTTTGAGGCTGCTAAGGTCGTGGACCTGGGTGCTGACTTCTTCTGCGCTCACCCATGGATCTGGGCCAAGGCATGGCGAGCTGTGCCCGAGCAGTATAGGTTCGGAAACGGCGGTTGGGATAATTGGCTCTTGGGCTACCTCGGGGTAACTCTGCGACGGGCCTTTGCTGATATTACACCCTCTCGCTGCATCTTTCATCCACGCCACGTAGAGCGTAAACGTGTCGCCATGGAACAGCCGATCATGGACCGATACAACACGAGCAGCCTCGGATTCCCTCGGGCGTTGACCTTGACCTGACTGACGGCGTTGCCTAGTGTCCACATTCGATGAACTTTAAGACCGCCTCCGTCATAGAATCCCTTACGTGGCAGATGCGGTTGGCCGATTTTCCACGCGCACAGAACCGCGCTCGTATCAACGCGATTTTCGACGGTTCACCTCCCTATAGCGATCAGGAAGAACGTGAGAATAACATCGCAATTAACTGCAACTTCTTGGAATCAACCAAGGTCGGTCACGAGGCGCGTCAACAATTCAGCAACGCCTTTATGAAGCCGGGCAAGTTCTTCACTGCCCGCACCGATAATGGTCCAGCCCATAAACGAGCCAAGTGGGGCACCATCGTCTCCAACGAAATCAATCGGCGTATGAAACGGTCTCCGATTTATTTCGAGAACATGCGCAGCAAGTTCGCCCTGCTCGTGCTGCACGGCATCGCGCCATCCTGTTGGGAGAACTCGTATGGCTGGTGTCCGCTGTCCCTTGGGGTCGAGGACGTAATGATTCCCAGTGGAACGTTGCTCACGATGAAGAATCTGCCATTCTTCGCGATTTACCGGGCTTACACGGCAATGGAGCTTTACCGGCTCACTAGCGGCCCAAAAGTCGATCCTGGCTGGCAGATGGATAACGTGAAAGCGGCCCTGAAATGGGCTGATGATCAAACATCGCAGCTTTCTGGGACGACGTGGCCTGAGGTCTGGAGCCCGGACAAGATGGAGCAACGAATGAAGGAAGATTCGGGCCTTTACGCCTCCGATGCTGTGCCGGTCATCTCCTGTTGGGATTTCTATTGGTGGAATGACGACAATAAGGTGCAAGGCTGGAATCGGCGCATCGTCCTGGACGCCTTCGGCCAGCCTGGAGTGGGTGGGGTTTTGCCGCAGGGCACCAACATGCCCGATAAAAACATCATCGGCGGGCGCAACCAGTTTCTGTTTAACCCCGGTGACCGCAAGTACGCCATGGATCTGCGTGAAGTGCTCCAATTCCAGTTCGCTGATCTGTCAGCTGTGGCTCCGTTTCGATATCATGCGGTCCGAAGCCTGGGTTTTCTGCTCTACGCGGTGTGCCATTTGCAGAATCGGCTGCGATGTAAGTTCAACGAGGCTGTTTTCGAAGGGCTGATGATGTATTTCCGGGTCAATTCCCTCGATGAATCCGAGCGGGCGCTGAAAATTAACCTTATCAGCCGGGGGCTCATTGATCCAACGGTGCAGTTCTTGCCTCCGCAGGAGCGTTGGCAGCCAAATCAGCCCTTTACGCAGATGGGATTGCTCGAAAATCAGCAGATCATCAATGAAAACTCAGCTTCCTTCACTCAAAACAACAATTTCAGCCGGCCCCAAGTGGAAAAGACTGCCTTTCAGGTCCGAGCCGAGCTTAATGCCACCACCGCGCTCATTTCGGCTGCGTTGTTGCAGGCGTATCAGTATCAGACCTTTGAGTACTATGAGATTTTTAGGCGTTTTTGTGAGAAAGACTCTCGGGATCCCGATGTACGGTCTTTTCGGCTGGCTTGTCTCAAGGCCGGGGTGCCGCCTGAGGTTTTGGTGCCCGAAGCCTGGGAAATCGAGCCGGAGCGCGTCATGGGCGCTGGCAATAAGACCCTCGAACTGGCCACCGCGCAGCAATTGATGGAATGGCGACCGTTATTTGACCCAGAAGCCCAGCGGACGATCCTCAAGATGTCCACGCTGGCCATAACCGATGATTCCGGGGCCACCGATGAGCTTGTGCCTGATACCGAGGACCAAGTGACCGATTCCAAGCATGACGCCATGGTCTCCATGGGCAGTCTCATGCAGGGATTGCCGGTCCAGTTTGGCCCGCGCTCCAATCGCATCGAAATCGTTGAGGTTTTGCTGGCTGAGATGACCCTGATCGTGCAACGCATCGAACAACAGCAACAATCCATGGCCAAGCCCGAGCAATTGGTAGGGTTACAGACGGTGGGCCAAACCATTGCCGAGCAACTCCAGATTTTGAGCCAGGACAAGGAACAGAAAGAGCGCGTGCGCCAGTACGGCGATGGCCTCAGTCAACTGATGAACATGGTCAAGGCGTACGGGCAACGGTTGCAGCAAGCCATGGAAGCTGCCGCGCAACAAAACGGCAATGGCCAAGCCCAAATGGACCCCAAAGACTTGGCCAAGGTTCAGGCGATGCAATTGCAGGCCCAAACCAAGGCTTCCAATGCCAGCGAAAGCCATGCCCAACGCACTGCGCAACGACAGGTGCAATGGGAAGCCGAAGAGAAGCGAAAGCAACAGCAGCATCAACTGGACATGCAACGTCAGCGTATCGAGTTGCAGGCTGATGTGGCCGCAACCGATGTCGAGACGGCTGCCGAGATTCGACGTGAGAATGCCAAGGCTGCTGCGGAGCCTAAGGAGAAGGCGCAATGAACCTGACGCCTCGGGCCAGATTTCAGTCTAACGTCCAACAATCACGGGCCCATCAGGATTTGGTCGTTAGCGAAGGATTCAGGATCGCTTGTGAGGCTGCGCTCCTTGAACAAGTCCTGGCTATGCCGAACATTGGAGATCCAGCCGAGCAAGCGGCTGCCTATAACCGAATCATGGGAGCCACAGATTATATCCGACATTTGCTCTCCATCGCTGAAACGACTGCCCCGCCCAAGGAGAAATTGCCGCAAAACCTCAACTACCGCACTTGAACCATCATGCCATCCGCGCCACCAGCCCCACCGCCGCCTGCTCCTGCCCAGCCTGCCCCGTCTGCCCCAAGCCCTGCCACATCAGCCAAAGCGCCTGCGGCCAGCCCGCCAAAGACTGCCCCCGCTCCATCAGGTTTATCTTCCAGACCTTCACGTCGTGGGGTGGTGCTGCCGGAGAAACAGGCTCAGGACCCGTCCAAGTCAGCTGAGCCGCTCGGCACGATGGACAGTGCCTTTTCCGGCATCAAAGGATTGGCCGCGCCAGAGGACGGAGACCTAATGGGCGAGGAGCCAGCCAAGCCAACCGAGGAACAGAAACCAACTGAGCAAAAGGAGCCCACTACCGATGAACAGGTCCAGGACAAGAAAGTTGAGGAAGAGGCTGCGAAGGCTCAGCCTAAACCGGGCGATAAGAAGACCAATCCTTGGACGTTGGTAGAAAAGTTTAAGGCCGATAATAGCCGGCTCAAACAGGAAAACACCGAGCTTCGCACCAAGCAGACAGAACCGCCCAAGGAAATCACAGAGCGGCTTACAGCGTTGGAAAAGCGTAACCAGGAATTGGAGAATCACATTCGTTTCGTGGATTATTCCAAGAGCCAGGAGTTTGTCGATAAGTACCAGAAACCTTACGAGGAAGCTTGGTCGCGGGCGATTAGTGGACTCAAGGGATTACAGGTCAAGTTCACAAATGCCGAGACGGGCGAAACGGCGGCTCGCGATCTGACCCCAGCCGACATTGCCGCGCTGGCCAATATGGATCCAGCGGCTGCCCGCATGGAGATTAAGAACCGGTTCCCCGAAGATGTGGCCGAAGTGCGCGGATACATTGACAAAATCCGCGATCTGGCCACCGCGCAAAATCAAGCCTTGGAGGAACAAAAGTCCAAGGGTGGCGAATGGCAGAATCAGGTCTCCAACCAGCACAGGGCCGTGCAGGAAAATAATTCCAGGCTCTGGAAACAATTCAGCGATGAATCGGTGAGCAAGTTCGATTTCCTGCGTCCGGTGGAAGGCGACGATGAGCGCAACAGCAAATTGGAGAAAGCCGCCGCGTTCGTGGCTGACGCGCTCTCGGCCAAGGCCAATGACCCAAATCTCACCGAAGAACAACGCGCCACCGTCATCAAGAAGCATGTGGCATTGCGTAACCGCGCCATCGCCTACTCAGTGCTGATGCACGAAAACAGGCAACTAAAGGCGATGCTGGCCGAGAAGGAAGCAGCCCTTAAAGCCTACGGCGACTCCGCTCCTACTGATGGTGAAGGCAAAGGTAAACAAGCCTCGGCCAACAACGATATTACTATCGAAGGAGTAGCAGCCATGCTTAGTAAGATGGGTCGCTGACAATTTTGGTTGTTGACATAGATCCCCCCAGCTTCTATTAGCTCGACTATCCGCTTAATAGGCGGGTTCGCCGGTTCATCCTCGGCATAAAAGGATCGCAAGCCTCCGGCTTCAAAGCACGTTCCCATGAACCTTTGCATTTTGAAGCTATGTCTATTTTATCTTGCGACCAATTTACCAATTTCTTGGTAGACCAACAACCGGTCTACGACAAACTCATCCTCTCCGACATCCGGCCCACCGATTCCTGGGTGCTTAACGTTAAGACGGGCACCTTCGATGCCTATTCCGGCGTTGAACATACCCTGGACCGATTCCGGCATGTCTTCCCCAATACCACCAAGGTCTGGAACCGGACCGAGTACGCCTCCTGCGTGGGAACGCCCTGCGATAAGACCGAGCATTGCATCGGCTGGGGCGCTACGCGCATCACCTACTTCCTGGAGGAGCAAAGTTGGGCCACGCCGCTGTTGTGCTTCGACCAGATGATGCATGTCACCAAGGCCCAGGAACATTTTCGGCAGATCATCAGCGACATCCTGCGCCCGGCCACAACCGACATCATGTCCAATTTCCTGCGCAAGCGGGCCTTGGACCATGCTGATAAGAAATTCATCGCTAACCGGGCGATGACGCAGTTCACGTTCAACTGGACGGTGGTTGGTGACGAAGAAATCTTCTTCGACACGTCAGCGGACCCGACGACGGTGTTCAAGCTCGTCCCGCAGATGCTTCAGGTGCGTTTCGAGCCTCTCATGCGCCGGGGTTACGGCGGCAAGAATCCGTTCAAGGAAACCGCTCCCTACATTGAACTCGTCACCGACATCGCCACCGCTTGGGAATTGGACAAGTTGGGTGGGCAATGCGGTGGGGGAGGCGGGTCATGTCCCACCATCGCCGGCAACTGGCGTTTCACCGAATGGTCCAGCGCCAACGCTTTTTGGCGTTACGGATTCTCCGGCCAGATCGGCAATTACCTCGTTCGCACCGACCCGATGGGATTGCGCTTCAACTTCGTGGCTGACCGGGGCGCGGGCGCGGCTCCTAACCGTTATCGCTATCAGGTCGTCCTTCCTTACGTCAATCAGGTAACCAGTGGCGCAGGTGGCGACCCGGGCCTGGGCAGCGTGGAAAACCCCGACTTCGATAAGGCGCAATTCGCTATCACCTACATCTGGCACAAGATGGGTCTGGAGGCATTGGTGGCAGATGCCACGCCGGTCAATCCCGAGATGCCATTCTCATCGCGCAACTTCGGCGGGAAATGGCAATTTGTGATGGATAATCTCGGTGAGGATGTAAATGGCTGCGTTATCGAGAACAAGCGCCGAAACAAGGGCATGTTCATCGCTGACTTCAAGCTGGCCATTCGCCCGCTCTACACGGAGTTCATCAACGTGTTCCTGCATCGCCGCGAACCGTTCTGCGTGCCTGAAATCAGCAATTGCAGTGAGGATCCTGGCTATCCGACTCAGGATTACGATTCCTGCAACACTCCCTGCGAGCCGGAAATCACCTAACCGGTGGTAGTCACAATGGGTGCCATCATCCCGGGGTTGGCATGGTGGCACCCTCTTTAACCCACATAACTTATGGCCAGCGACTACATGGATCAGCAGGACGAAGGCTCCCAGGATAACTCCAACATGGATATGGAAAATGATAGCACGCCGGAGGAAAAAATGGGGTTGGTGCCACTGTCCTTCTTCAACAAGGATGTTAAACCCGGAGACAAGGAAACGGTGGAGGTTACGGCCATCAAGGACGGAGAAGCCGTAATCAAATGTGTTTACGGTGACAACAAGGACAACGAAGGCCCCAGCGATCAAAGTGACACGAATGAGTCAAGTGAGCCCGGAGAGATGGAAGACTCCATGATGACCTAGTTATGAAAGCCTCATAACTATGGCCTGTGATCCAAATCAGTTGCTGGAGGATGCCAAGTGCTTCCAGTGCAAGTATGGCTCTCTTGGTCCACTCTATGATGCTGTAGAGATTGTCCTTCTGTGCGGCATCCGGGATGGGATGAATCTTCCTTGTGACCCGGACTTCTTAGCCAACGAAGCCAGATGCATTGTTAATTGTATCCCATCCGGGGCTATGCAAGCCGTTAAGATTAGCATTCTGTGCGACATCTTGGGCATGACCTAGGACCAGTATGGCTTGCGAACCAAACCAGCTACTGGAAGATGCAAAGTGCGTCATGTGGTGCGTGCCAAGGGGATCCAATGGAGCCATCATCGTATCGTTGTGGTGCCAGATTTTGGACAATGGTTTCCCACCTGGGATGACGTTCTACATCCTTACTGAGCTGGGAGAGATCATAGACGCGGAGAATGCGGACAAATTACGCCAAGAGTGAAAGGAATAAGCGATGGCAGACAAAAAAATCACACAATTGCCCGCTGCTGCCGGTATTACCGCCGACGACCTCTTCGCCATCGTCGATGCTCCGAGTGGCGCTGCAACGACCCAGAAGGCCACAGCCGCTCAATTGCGCAAGTTCATCGGATGCCAACTTTATCAAGGTCGCGCCCCGGCCGCGCCCGATGATCCCACGTTGCCCGCCCTGGATTATCCAGTTGGTGGCGGGAACCTTAGCCAGTGGGACGTGCCAACGCTTAGCTGGAAATGAGTTAGATATGTTTCCACTTTTTACGAAGAACAATGCAAGAGACGTTTGCCTGAGCGATTCCAAATCGGTCAGCAACCGACTGCTGAGATTCTCCGCGTGCGCAGCAGTTCCTTATTGCTACGACATCGTCGCGTGTAAGTTTGCTCGAATGGTGATTTTCTCCTCTCACGCAGAGATAGTCCTCTTTCCGCTTTTTGATTTTAGCTTTTGGGGCTCGGCCAAGAAGAACTCGGTAATAATGAAGTCTGTTTTGGGAATGTGTGCACCACTCAAGATTTTCGAGCTGATTGTTCGCTTTGTTGCCGTCCAAATGATTTACCTCGTCGGTTGGCAATGGAGGCTGGACAAAAGTCTTGAGGACGACCCTGTGAACGCTCTCGTAAACCACAACCCCGTGTTTTCTGAGCCCGATACGCATGTATCCAGATTTCTGGCGATACGGTTTAAGAATCTTTCCGTTCCGGCGAATTCTGCCAAGATTGCTGACTTCGTAAAATCCCTCAAATCCAGGAACTGGTTTCCATTCCTCATTCATCGGACTGAGTGTCTTAAACCCAAGAACAATAATCAACAGGAATGTTGGGTATAATGACTAATGGCCACATGCACCACCAACGAGCTAATGCAAGCGGCGGCCTCGATGAGCGGATTGAGTCCTGGCCAACTCGAACTAATCAAGACCGTCCTGCTCTGCCGAATCCTGCACATACAAAACCCCATGGCTAGTTGCAATGTTCAGGATCTACTCGATGACTCCAGTTGTTTCGCGTGCCTATTCCCGTTCCAACTCTCGGTCATCCAAACACAGTTGCTTTGCGAAATACTTCATGCGGGCGGGGGCAGTGGCAACAGTTGCTTGATGTGCGGCGATGCCGATCCGGTAGCCGCGCCAAATTGCGAATGCGCCCTGTACTACAACCGCACCACGTCCAGCTTCTGGTACTGGGACGACAACCTGAGTCTTTGGGCAATGTTGATCGGTGGAATATGACCATCCCTGATAAATATGCCTTTTGGCGTTGGCCGGCTAAGATTCGGTCGCTTACAACTGAACTTGAACACCTCAAGGAGGAACATGCCCGGGTTTTGGCTGGCCAATCCAAGCTCCTGGAATGGGTCAAGGTCACGCACCGGCTGACATCCCCAGCCCAAGGCATCAGGGCACTATTGCAGAATGGAAAGCGATTGGTGCCGTTACTGGTACTTTTATTAGGCATGCAGGCGACACTGGCCCAGCCCGCGCCACCGATTTTGCGCTCTCCGCTCACGACCAATTCCCATTTCGGCCCTACCCCGACTGAAGGGCAGGTTCCGATCTGGAACGCCGCAGCCAAGAAATGGTCCAACAATGTGCCCGCAGGCGGTTCTTCCACTCCGCACACCTGGACCAATGACAATGGCACTCTCAAACCAATCGCGTTCCCGACCAATATCCTGCTGCGGGTCAACGTGCCTGACGACGGCATTGGAACGAACTTCTATTTCGACTCGCGGGTCTACCGGACCAACGCGGCGAGCAAACTCTTCACGATCCGAAACGGCGGCAGCAATGCGCTGACGATTGGTCCGAACGGCCAACTGATGGCCGGGAGAGGTAATGGAACTCCATTTCCTGGTGCGGTTCTCTACGGGATATTTGACACAGCCCTGGGCGAAACCAATCAGCAGGAGATTTTCACCCTCAGTGGCAATAGCGCGGTGGGCTACAGCGGGGCTTCGGACCTGATCATCGACACCAATTATGGGGCTCTGATTCTGTTTGCCAACAAGGAGGGGGGCGTGAAATTTACCAGATTCTCGGTTCAGGCCGGGGCTGGCGACAATCCACAGAACTTCAACAGCTTCACAATGCAGGCGTTGGTGGACGGGGCGACCTACATGCAGATGGACCCCAATTTTAGCCTGCTTACCCCGACCAATTATCTCTTCAGCAGCAGCATTCGAATCACCAACACCGACACGTTGCTTTCCCTGCAAAACAGTAATTTCCCAGTGCTCGAAGTGGACGGTGTTGGGGACCTACGATTGATTAAGAAGATCCCGTACCTATGGCCAAGTGCCCAGGGAGCAGCCGGAACCACTCTCACCAATAATGGCTCGGGCGCTCTGGGCTGGTGGCCTATCTCGGCTGGCTCGGGTCCACCCGGACTCACGACTAATGCCAACCAATTCCTTGGCGTTCCGTTGTCCATTAAGGACGGAGCGTTCCTCACCAACATCAACGTTCAATCGAGCCTCGAAGTCTCCAACGGCTGGATTTATGCCTCCGGTCCGGTCACCAATGGCACGCAGCTAAATCTGCCACACTTGACAGTTTCAAGGTCGGCCGTAATCAACGCACAAGGAGACGTGACCAATTCCAGCGCCGATTCCAACTGGAGCCTTTATCCGACCAATGTTTGGAATGATCGGCAATTCGGTTCCCAGAATCTCACCAACTGGTCGAATATCCCCACGGGCGCGATGGCAAACGTCGTCGCGACTGATTATCTCACCAACTGGGCCAATGCAATCAGCAATCTGACCCAGACCAAACAGTTCGGGTCTGCCAATCTCACGAACTGGTCGAACATCCCGACTGGGGCTATGGCTAACGTCGTTTCCACGACGTTCCTGACCAATTGGGCTAATGCGATCAGCAACTTAGCGGAAACCAAACAGCTTGGCTCCGCTGTGCTAACCAATCTGGTCGGGACGGTGGCTAACAACGTTACAAACGTCGTCTCGCTAAGCACAACCAATGCGACGAGCAAGCCACTCACAAACAGTTACACAGCAGGCGTGCTGACGATCTTTGGGGTCGAGCAAGGCAGTGGCCAAGCGATCACGATGAACGCCTCGAATGTCGTGATCGCCAACGATTGGACACAGACGGCCAGTACTACAAATGTCGTTGGAGTGTCGAACTGGGTGAACTCGGTTTCCAACCTCGTACAGACCAAGCAAAATGGGAGCGCAGTCCTAACCAATCTAGTCAGCACCGTGGCTAATAACGTCACTAATGTGGTGAGTTTGAGCACCACAAATGCAACCTCCAAGCCGCTGACAAATGCATACGCTAACGGAGTTTTGACGCTGTTTGGAATCGAACAGGGGTCCGGCCTAGCCGTAACCATGAGTTCCAATATCGTGGTAGCCAATGACTGGGCGCAGACGGCAAGCACGACGAATGTAGTGGGCGTGTCCAACTGGGTCAACTCTGTAAGCAATCTAGCTCAAACTAAACAGTTCGGGTCTCTCACATTGACCAATCTTTCTGGCACGGGGGCAATCACTAACCTATTCACGTCGTCTCTCTCCAACGCCACTATTAAACCACTGGTCGTTGGAGTCGGAACTGCGGCAGGAGCAACCAATACCACTGGCGAGATTCGTGGGCTGGAAGCAGGCCCCAACATCACGCTTACTCCAAATGGAAGCAATTACGTAATCGCAAGCACTGGCGGTGGAACTGTGACATTCTCTGACCTTCTTTTTACCAACGAACCGTCTGGCCGAATTCATCCTGTTACGTGGACCAATCGACTGGAGATGCAACGGCCAATAACCATTGGAACCAACCAGAATGATACGATCATAGGGGCGTCACTAAACACGAATGATTTCTTCGTTGCCTATAGGTCGATAACCAATGGCGAACAATATCTTCCCAGATTTGAATTCGGAGCCTTCAGTAATGGCGCTATATCTTCAATAGTTGGTTACATCGACGACGGGTTTTCTGGCTTTACTCTGCACACCATGCTTGACGGAGGCGCTCCATTCGGAGGTGAAATCCGCATGCTGGCTGACGCAAGAAATATCGGTGGCATGGTGTTCGCAATCACGTCCACAAATGGATTTGTGCCGTTTTCAATTATTGGAAGTGCCACTAAAATAAATAACGTCGGTTATGTATTCCCACCAGTTCAAGGCGCGGCCGGAACTGTGCTCACAAACAACGGATCTGGATCATTGGGATGGTCGGCCCAACTGCAACCGTCCAGCACGACGCTAACGAATCTTTCTGGCACTGGAGCGATTACGAATCTGTTCAGCGCGACGCTTTCCAATGCGACGATTAAACCGCTCGTGGTCGGCATCGGCAACGCGGCCGGAGCGACGAATACGACCGGGGAAATCAGAGGGTTGGAGGCCGGAGCAAACATTACGCTTACTCCGAACGGGAGCAATTATGTAATCGCTTCAACTGGATCTGGTGGGGTGGCTTTTTCGGATTTGGTTTGGACGAATGATACCGTCGCAATAAAGCCGAACGCGTTCCCTACCAATATCATGTTGCGCATTGACGTACCGGATGACGGTGTTGGTACAAATTACTATTGGGATGCCAGAACCTACCGGGCCAATGCAGCCAGTAAGTTGTTTGCACTTTACAACGGCGGATCCAACGCGCTCACGGTTGGTCCCTTCGGCGGCGTTTTCATCGGCAGAAACAATGCCACCCCAGTTAATCTCTATGCTTTCAATGCCATGCGTGACACAGCTATCGGTGAACCAAACTCGGCGTTCATCCAAGCCAAGGCATCGCAAAGCACGGTTGGCTATTTTGGAACCACCCTGTTCGGGGTGAACACTAACTCCTCTGAACTTACGATGAGGACCTTCGACGGAGTTAATAAGCAATGCATCTTTGCTGTCACTGCGGATAATTTCACCAATTCCACCTTAAAGTTGACTGACAAAATTGGATCGAGTGAACGCGGCGTGTTTTTGTCTCCAGGCATTGGGCTAACCTACCCGACCAACTACATGTTCAACACTTGGTATGAACTCACAAATACCGATACCCTTCTTAGCTTGCAGAACTCAAACACTCCGGTTTTTGAAATTGATGGAATCGGTGATCTTAAACTGTTGAAACGGGTCGCTTATTCCTGGCCAGTTGCACAGGGAGGCGCGAGCACCGTCCTAGCTAATGACGGGTCCGGTAACCTTAGTTGGTCTGGAGCATTCCAGCCAGGAAGCACAACCCTTACTAATCTGGCTGGCACCAAAGCTATCACCAATCTGTTCGCGCCTTCATTATCCAACGCCACGATTAAGCCGATTGTCTTTGGTGGAGTCGGAAACGCGGCCGGGATGACCAATACGACAGGACAGGTATATGGCCTTGAAGCGGGAGCTGGCACAACTCTAACACCAAACGGGAGCAACATCGTCATCGCAACCACTGTGAGCGGCACTGGTGTTTCAACGAACGCCAATCAATTTGGAACCCAGGTCACGTTGACTCTCAAGGACGGCATATTCCTGACCAATATAATTGCCTTCCCAACCGGAAACGGGACAGCGCCAGCACTAACCGTAACCAACGTCCCTGGAATCGGCACGAACAGCTTTCAAGTGCTGAACACCAACGGCGTGCCTGTCATCTATGGTTTGACCAACAACGGAATTACCCTCGTGGCCAGCAACGTCAATTTCCTAGGGCCACAGACCAATACTTCGTCGTTAAATGTCCTGGGCGGCGTGACCAACTGGGCGGCAGTGGAAACCCGGGGTAACGCCACTAATGCCGGATGGCTAGCCATTGCAGGCGGATTTACCAACATCGGAGGGTCATTGCTGACCGGGAGCGTCACCAACGGAGGACGGGTGGACACAGCCGGTGGAGCGACCAACTGGATTGGGGCTGAAACCAAGGGCACGCTCTACGCCAGCAGCAATTTGCTGGTGAAAGCAGGCCAAGGCACCAGCAACGCCTGGGTAGGTGGGAGAATTTTTATTGATGCATCAACGGCCACAACAAATCATAGCGGGACGGCAGCTTACACGAATCTGTTCACCTACACCGTTCCCGGTAATACCCTCACCAACACTGGAGATGAATTGGAGTTTTATTTGTCAGGCCAGTTCAAGTTTGCAACCACTACGACCAACGGATTCAAAGCTATCTATGGCACAGCAACCATATTCGATACTGGTCTTATTACAGCCTCGAATTGCCCGTGGGCGGTGACCATACGAATGACTCGTACAGGCAATTCTTCTCAGCGAGTAGAGAGCAAGGTCCTATGGAACGTCAGCGGTGCTGTAAACTCCTCCGGTAACGGACCCCTTTCATGTTATGCAACGAACATGCCATTCGCTCAAAACAATGGCATCACCAACATTTTCGTATTCCAAGGAGAATCACGCATTGCGGCAGTCATCACCAACGATTACCGGGCCATTACTTACACTCCTGGGCTTAACTGAGACATCTATGAAACGATTAGTGCTCGTCCTTTTTCTGTTCCTGATGGCCATTGGGGCTTTCGCCGCCAATCCGCCCTACACGGCATTCATTGGCACAAATGGAATTCTCATAAGGTCCAATGTGGGCATCGGTAAAATCCTCGTGGACGGCGGCGGCATAACGAACGGGTCCAGCCCAGTCTTCGTCACGACCAATCTGTTCGTGGTGAACAATACTTTCAGCAGCAACATCTTCGTTACCAATCTGACCGTCCAGAGCATAACGGTGCTCCAGACCCTGTTTGCGATCAGCAATATCTTCGTGAGCAACATTTTCGTGACGAACATCGTCGTCAACAACATCAACGTGAATAGTAACCTGTTCGTGACGAATGCCTTCTTCTCTGGAATCACGACCAATAGTGGCACGATTTCCAGTCGCGTGCTGATCCTTCCCACCACGGCGGGACTGGGCTGGTTTAACGGCACCAACCAGTGGTACAGCACCAACCTCACAGCGAATGTGGCCGTTCTCCTGACCAACCTCATGGAAGGCGCTGACTATTATCTTCAGGTCAGCAATCCAGCCTCATTTGCTGTCACGTTTACGTCGATAGGGGCTGACAGTTGGATTGAGCATCCTTACGTGGCTGGAACAGCGGTCACCAACGGAATCACGCTATTCAAGTTCCAGCGGTGGGGAACCAAGACCAATGCCTTCGAAGTCAAACGAAGCCTGACCCTAACCAATGACGACGGAAGCATTACATTTGTGACCAATCAGGATACGCTCGTTATCCGCGCTGCGCCCGGTGGGATAACCTTTGGGGACTTGGTTTGGACCAACGACAACAATGACATCACCGTCATTTCTACGATAACCACGAACATTCACTTCTCGCTCGACGGCAGCATGCACATCGGGCCAGAGATAACCAATGGCGTTTTCATCGACCTCTCCAATCCTTCGATTAAGTCGATAAATGTGGATCGGCCCAACGCCAACTCCACGCTTCAAGCTGACGACAACGGATTTGCCATGGCGGGAGCTGTAAATGCTGCTGAAGGCGGATCCACCCGATTCGACGTGTTTGGAATAGGCGACACGGGAGGCGGCCTTTCGAGTGTGGAATTGGCCATGCAAATTGCTAACAGGTACGTCGTTCTCCTTGATCCAACCTACTCAGTCGGCCCCACATCGTACATATTCAACACCGCCTACCGAGTCACGAATACCGACACGATTCTGTCCTTGCAGAACTCCAACGCGCCAATGTTCGAAGTGAACGGTATAGGCGACCTAAAGCTCCTGAAGCGAGTTGCCTACTCCTGGCCCAGCGCCCAGGGCGCTGCTCAGACTGTTCTGACCAACGACGGCGCAGGAAATTTGGGATGGGGCGCTGTGATCGGAACGGGTGGCGGCGATTCGGTGTGGACGAATGATGGCACTAGAATTCGACCATCTGCTCTTAACTCTGGAAGATACATCTACAATGTTGGTGGCTATAATACTGGAATTGGCGTTACGAATGCCAACAACGGCTATACCCCCACGGCCCAGAACGCATTTACTTCACTGCATAACGTTCAAGATGGCGACAATCAAGGGAATCAGTTCCGAATCGTTGTCCAACAGGACACCAATGCAATTCAGAACGCCAGAATAATCGGTGCAGCAAACTATTTTGATGGAGATTCTTACACTGAGCTGGATATTGAGGCACGAGGAACCAATGGAACTGTCGGGCTACAGTTATTTGCGGACTACCTTTTCGGTACGTTTGTGACATGGGAAACCACCAACGGCACTTTTAATTGGCAGTTCCCCAATGCCCAAGGATCGGCTGGCACAGTTTTAACCAATGACGGTAGCGGTAATCTAGGCTGGGGCACTGTCGCCGCCGCAAATCCGCTGTCGGGCACCACCAACATACTCAATCTGTCGGTGCAAGCGGCCAAGCTGCCGGCCACCAATTATCCGGTTATTGATGCTGGGTGGCAGGCTTGGGAAACCGTTTACGCGGAGACCAATGCTGAGGGTGCTCGCATCGCCACGAGTGCCACATGGCAGTTTGTGGTTCCTCCCGACTATGCAACTAACACGCTAAAGCTATTGATTAACTATTCGCTTTCATCCACCAATGGACCCAACACGAGCAACGTTGTCTTTGGAGTTTCGGTCCTGCCGATTAGGAGCGGTACTACCAATAATGTTCACACCAACTTCTTCGGTGCGCTTGTTAGAGGATCAAACGATTGGATCGCCAAATATGACGGCACCAATATCGTGACTAATCTTGTCATTGATTTGGGCGTTAATTCGCTCCTCATGCCCCGAGACGTGGGCCTTATAAAACTGCAACGACTTCCAACCGAAGATACCTACGGCGGGGCGGTCGCAGTGCATGGATTGCAGTTGGAATACACACGCCCATGAATAAATGTCTAATCTTGCTGATATTGGCATTGTCAATGGTACCCGGTCCGGGTGCAGTCCACACCATCATAGGGCAATCCGACAATAAAACACCTATTGGAACCTCTGGGAATAGGGCGACTGAACTATTCGCTCAGATGACTAACTCCAGTTCCATAACCATTGCCTGTTGGGTCAAGTACGACTGGACCGACGCCGGAGTAAATGGCCAACTGGGAGGAGGAGCAAAACAGGGTTTGGTTGGCAAAGGTCGATTCGAACAATCTGGGGCTGACGGAAATCAACAGTTCGGATTATCCTCGGTCAGCGAAAAGATTGGATTCAGCTTCGCTAGTCCCAACGGCACCTATCACATCTGGCGAACAACTGGCGACTCAGTGCAGACAAATACCTGGATGCATGTGGCTTGCAGTTATACCTACAGTAACGCCAATTCTCTCGCCTTTTACATCAATGGCAAAGCTACCTCGGGCAGCTGGGGAACAGGAACTGGAAACGCCGTTGGGATAACGAACGCCACCACTTTTCACACATTCGTCTACCAGCAGAATGGAGGGTCGTCTTTTTTTGGTGGGGCCATGTCGGATTTAGCCTTCTGGACTAATGCATTGTCGGCTGGAGACGTCGGCAAATTGGCCTTCAGCAAAGTGAAGTACATGCCGTTTCAGGTCCAGCCGGAATCGCTGATGTTCTATTGGCCAATGGATACGACACCCATTGGTCCAGTCATTACCGGAGGTAGCCCAGCCAATCTAGACTGCGACAGGAACAAGTACCATTTCGATCTGGATGCAGGCGGGCTGTTCTCTGGAGAGCGCACCCTTAGCTACCAACCCAACGAATAGATGAAGACATTCCTAGCTCTGGCTTTAGCACTGATCGCATCTGTGTGTCATGGAGCGACGATTACCGCAGTCGATACAAGCTGGGCTGCTGTCTCGAACGCGGTCAGGATTGCTGTCTCCGGGGACACGGTGGTTGTGCCAGCTGGATTATCGAGTTGGAGCACAGAAGTCATAATTACTGGCAAAAGGCTGACTGTTTTAGGGGCCGGGATTGGGAAGACGATCATTCTTGATAACGGAAATGGCGCTTTCCAGGTGTTTTGTTCTTTGGCCAATCAGGTGCGAATCTCTGGTTTTGAGTTTCGGTCGGGTGCAAATCATCATTCCTCGGGACTGATCGACATCGACGGGCCATCCAACGTGGCAGGCGATCAGGTGGGATATCGCATTGATCGTTGCAAGCTAGTCATCGCTGACGGAGATACACGCGGGATTGTGACTGTGAACACCTACGGCCTCATTGATTTCAATTACTTCGACGTAAGTTATATCGGCCAATCAATTCAAAGCATTTCTCCGTTCGGTAGCATTGATGGGTCAGACGGCGGATTTACCCCTTGGCGCAGACCACTAGTCCTAGGGTCCACAAACTGCACCTTCATCGAAAACAACACCTTCGCCTATACGGTTGGAATCGCCAATGTAGAGGACTGCATTGATGGCTACGGCGGCGCTCGACTGACGATCCGGTCCAATTATTTCCTCAACTCGCACCCTGGATTTCATGGCACGGATAGCGGTAACCGAAGGTCCGCACACAGCTTCGAGGTTTACTCCAATAACTACGTCAACAACTCGGCCTTCACCTATCGCACCCTAACAGTGCGGGGTGGAACTGGAGTTGTATTCTGGAACAGCTATGGCGGAACCCAGCCAGTAGGCGGGGTTACCCTGATGTATTACCGGGCATCCACGACCCTGGACAGTAGCACTTGGCAAAGATGCGACGGGACCGAATGGGAACTTGGTTCGATAAATCTGAGTGCCGGCGCGAGTCGGGTCTGTTCAACGACAGGCAACGTCCGTTTCTGTGGTTACGACAAGGAGACGATTGGAACCGAAAATCTGGTGTGCGTTGGAAGCACTTTCAGCCGTCCTTTTGATGGTCCTGGAATATCTGGAAGGCCCGGGCGGGATCAACCAGGAGTCACTACAGGGCAGTTTGAAACTCCGATTTATGTTTGGAATAACGGCACGCACACCGCAGGAACGTATGATGGGGGAACACCAACGGTAGGGAACCGGGGCATCGACTTCTGGATTATCGCTGGCAAACATTACAGTAACAATTTCGCACGGCCGGGCTACATCCCACTTGGCAAACATCCATTGACGCTTACCGATCCACAGGTATCGGGACCGCCGCCGTCTGGATGGCAAAAGTTTCTGTTCGGCGCAGGGGCGAACCCGGTTATCTTACCATAATGAGTGACGTATCAATGCGAGAATACCTGGAAACATTGATCGCCGCTCACCGCCGCGAGATTGATGTGAAAAGTGCAGCCACCGAATCGGCCATCCTGTTGGCCAGGGAAGAAGTGGCGCGGCGACTGGGTGAACTCAACCAGTTGCGCAGTGAAGTTATCTCTGACCGTGAACAATTTGTGAGCAAACTACAATTCGAACCAATGATGCAGGAGCGTGACGCCTGGAGAGGCGACATGACTGACAAACTAACCTCCATAAACGAGCGCATAACCAAAATCGAGACCCGGGGCAGCACCTGGACTCTGGCCATTGGCCTATTCTTCGTCGTGCTCCAAATCGCCTTGATGTTTCTATTGCGCAAATAGGGCCAAACGCGCTACCAAGCCAATCTATGAAAACAAACATGCGGCTAACGGCCATGGTCGCCATGGCGTTCACGTTAATTCAGATCACGCTTCAATGCGCGGAGGATCCGAATCAGCTGCCATCGGTTGACTGGGCGCAAGTCGCCCAGGTCCAACCAAAACCCTGGATGATGACCACGCCCAAACCGGGCACTGCGGCCAAACCGGCTGCACCAGCCGCCCCGCCAAAAGAGAAGCCTGTTTCCTGGTGGACCGACTTCTCCATCAGTCCGTACGTCGCATGGCGAAATGTGGATTTTACCGGCAAACCCATCTTCGGCGCGGGGATAGGATTGGGCTACCAGATCAACCGCGCAGTGGGAGTTCATCTCCTAAACACCCTCTACGATGAACCTGACGTGCTTACCTACGACAGACGCGGCAATGCATTTGTCCAAAAGCACGGCTGGACCTCAGGGATGGGCATTGATGAGACGGAGGTTATGGCGCGGGCTGACATGAATGGGCTTGTCGGCAAAGGCAATGAGCGATTTGTTCCGTTTCTTCTTGGTTCCTATACTCATTCGTGGGAACATGACGATGAAGCCATTGGAGCCGGGGCCGGATTTGACATTCGTTTGTCCAAAAACTTCTCCTTCGAGATGAGTTACCGGGTTCGTGTATTTTTCAACGGTGGAGATGAAGGCTGTGGAATGGCTGGACTACACTTTCAGTGGTAAATGAGGGTGCTGTTGCTCTTTGCAAGATTCGTGAAGACTGTCATAAACATTTTCAACGGGGGTTCCCCGATGAAAGAGAAGAAAAAGAAAAAACCAATCCGATTGATCGTGTTCGAAACCGGGCATGACGAGCGGATACCACAAGGACCACCAGATATGGAAGTCACACTAAGTAAGCCAATTAAGCCCGGATTCCGACGCGCTTTCACGGTTGGAACCGATGAAGCAATCGACAAACAGCCGGACGGAACATACGCCAAGAGCGAAACCCTCGAAGGCGATTCAACGGCACCGGTCATTCTGCCCGAATCCACCGCCACTCTGTTGACGGGTTGGATTTATGGCGACGGGTCCATTGGGTCCAAGAAGGCTCGCATCACCGTTGACGGCCACGTCGGAGATGGTGATGTGCCGATCACCCTGGATATCACTTATGAAGTCCAAAGCCCAGACGCCACCGCCTTCCAAAACTTCACCGAAGGTGCCGACGAGGCTATTCCCACTTAAGCTCGCGCCGAAGGTCTCAACCCTCACCATGGCTCCTGCTGTGGTGAGGCCGCTTCCCCAGCCAGTGGCTGTGCCGAAAGCATCCATTTCTGCGTTGCAGGCTGCGCGGCAGGCCCGAAGGCTTCGACGGTTGGAGCGGCTTAAGAGGCGTAATTGAGCGTGTGACGCTTTTTCACGCGCTCCATCCGTTTGGCCAAGTCCAGTCGCCATCCATTGTCGGCCGTTGCGCCGACATTGGTTAGCTTTGCGATGTGAAACCCACGTCGCCGGGCCCCTTCCACCCCGCAGGCCAGCGCGTCGAATAGGTCGGGCGACCGGCCGCTTTTCAGCTTCATCTTATCCTTGGGCTCAATCTCGATCTTGTTGCCACCGACAAACCCCCATTCGCGCATCGAACCTTCCAGGAGGATGTCCTCAGTCATGCCCCGGAATTGACCGCTTTGGATGGTCAGAGCCACTGAGTACCAAAGCTCGGTCACGAACTTCGAATAGTAATCCTTGCACAGCACCCGAATGTTATCGGACACGTAACGCTCGCTAGGTTTACCGCCAAACTCGACTGTGCCGACATGGGCGCTCCAGAGCCGCGCAAAGGCCCCAACGAGGCTGCCACGCCCGGTGGAGTCAAAGAACACATCCTCGGGCTTGATGTGCCTCTGTTCGCATTGGGTCTTCACGAATAGGGCAATCTGATCCTCGGGCAACTCGGGGCTGGTCGTAGTGACGGGGACGAGCATCGTGTCGATCACAGCCAAGATTTCGCGGTCATTGGGGTCCTTGCCAATCTGCAATTCCCCAAAGACGCAGCGATCCCCGCCCACGCTGCCATAAGCGGCATCCAGAAAGCCGATGCGGGTGCGCTCGTCACTCTTCCAGATGGGCGCTTCCATCGCCCCAAACTTCAGGCACATGGCCCGCGTAATGACCCGGCGCAGACCTTGGCCGCGAGGCATGCGGCCTTCGTTCATCATCGAGTACTGGATCGAATCCATCCCGTAGAAGGCGACATCCGACTCAATGGCTTCGCGGGTGATGAGGAACGGATAAGGAACTGGCGCGTCCTTTGGCACATCCATGTTCGGGCAATCAGACCCAACTAACTGCACGCAAATCCCATCCTTGAAACGGGTGGGCCAAGTCTTGGTCATCGGGGCTTGGTCAACGCCTCCGTCCCATCCGCCCAGTTCGGCAGACGGTTCACAAACAACTCCAAGTGCGTCGGTGGTTTCCTTAGGATTCCCTAGGACGATGCACTTGAACCCCTTGTTCTTATTCAGATTGGAAATGGCATCGACGTAGGCCCGGGGCATGAACGCACCTTCATCAGCGACGAGTAAGATGTGCTTGTTCTTCACCCCGATAAATCCGGTCATACCCACGTACTGGCCCCCCTTCTTACACGGAACTCCAGTGACACCATTCCTGAAATCTCGACCCTCACTATCCACGAAACGGTCATCAGTCACGAGCCGTTGGCGACTCTCAACCAAGATTCCGGGTAGCCCATGCATACGGCTTGTGGCCAACTTGTGAGCCTTCTTAATCTCTCCCCACACGCGCATCTCTAGCATCTCCCGTTCAGTCGAGGACACCAAAACCGTTGTGCAATCTGAGAAGGAGTAGTAAAATATGAGTGCAAAAGTTGCAGCCTCGTAAGTTTTACCCGAGCTGGCAGGCCCTAGTACCCCAATAATTCTGTGGTCGAGGAAGTTTTTAAGGAGCAGATCATTCCACTTATGCCATTCCTTTTCGGGCCAAAGTAGCTTCTGGGCCTCTTTGTAATGATAGAAATTGCCCATGCCCGCGTATTCACCATTGGGCTTCTTCCACCGCCCACCAGCCTGGATGCAGGCGATGTGGCACCAGAACATGGGCGTGAGCGGTTCGAAATCAGTGTTGAACAGGACTTGGCGCTGGGGATTGGGTCTTGCCATAAGTGCTATTGGCATTGATAACTCATGCCAATGCCAAATGGCAAATCAGACCTCAGACTCGTGGATGGTCAATTGTCGTTCGCTGGAGGAATTGACTCGGGCAAAATCTCGACGATAGCCACTGATTCCTACCCTGAAGGACTCAAGCGTAACCAGTTGGCGTGGCTTACCAACGGGACCTGTCGTGGTGGTGGCATTACTCAGCGAACTGGCTGGAAGCCCTTGGTCCAAAGTTTTCCATGGCCTGGAATATTTCAGGGCGGATACATGTACGAGCCGCCATTCGCCAATCCTTATCTGGTCCTTTCAATCGGCGGGCATCTGTATATCGTAAACGTAGACTCCGATAACTCAGTGCGCGATATTTCGGCTGACTTCGGTCAGTTCAATCCGCCTAACGAAGTGCAGGCGTTCTTTGTGCAAGCCGAAGAATTTCTCGTGGTTCAAGGCGGGGACTTTGTGACGAAGCCTCTCATTTGGGACGGAGTGACACTGAGGCGCAGCAATGGAATCACGGGCAATCTGGCCGGACCTAATATCAACGAGATACCTCCTGCTGGCCCGATGGACTATTACATGGGCCGGCTCTGGTACGCCTTTGGCCGGGTCTACGCAGCCGGCGACATCGTGCAGGGGCTAAGCGGGACGGCAGCCTACAATTACCGGGACGCCGTGCTTAAAGTAACGGAATCCCCGTTATCGTTAGCGGGGGATGGCTTCATTGTCCCCGCGCAATCGGGCAATATCAGGGGTTTGAGCCATACGGCTGAACTGGATACGGCCTTGGGCCAGGGCCGACTTTACATCGGGACTCGGCGCGACGTGTTCCGCTGCAACGTTCCCGTTACCAGAAGCGATTGGATCGGAGCTGGTGCGACGTTGGCCGGCCGAGGGCCGGACGCTAATCCGCTGCAAACCGTTGCCCAAATCAACTTTGGATTCATCAATGACCGCAGTGTGGTGCGCGTCAATGGTGATCTGTTCTACCAAGCCATGGACGGGGTGCGTTCACTGGCTCTGGCCACCCGCTTCTTCCAGCAATGGGGCAACGTCTCCATCAGCCGCAATGAGAACAGGGTCTTACGCTTTAACGACCGGAAGTTATTACGCTTCGCCAGTGGCATTGAATTCGATAATCGCCTCCTGCAAACCTGCCTCCCAATTCAAACTCCGGTCGGAGTCGCCCACAAGGGACTCATGCCGCTGGATTTTGATCTGATCACGAGCCTGGAAGAGAAATATCCACCCGCCTGGGAAGGGATGATTGAGGCCCTTGATGTCATGCAGTTGTTCGAAGGCGACTTCGGCGGATTACAGCGCGGATTTGCCACCATCGTCAGCAAACAGACTGGCTCCATTGACCTGTGGGAGATTACCACTCAGGACCGATTCGATCAGCAGATCGATAACAACGGCAACCGGGTAACGTGGTATCTCGAAAGCCCATCTTACAATTGGGGTGACGCTTTCGCTCTCAAGCAACTCGATGGGATGGAGCTATGGGTTGATAAGCTGTTCGGCACGGTGGAGTTCGTGGTAGACTACCGGGTGGACCAAAACCCGTGTTGGGTATTCTGGCATGCTTGGAAGGAATGCAGCGCGAAGGATTGCCGGGAAGATACGGAGCCGGTGTTTTGCCCAGAGTATCCGATCCAGCCTTACTGCGAATCATTCAGAGCCACGATGGTTTTACCAAAGCCGCCCGTGCGCTGTGAGAGCGGGAACAACCATCCAACCAACCAAGGGTTCCAGTTTCAGATAAGGGTCACAATTCGCGGTTGGTGCCGCGTCCGTGGGCTGATTGTTTACGCGCTCCCGAGAGAGCAGGGTCCTTACGAGAGGATGCTATGTTAGTAACCATACTTCTTCCTGTAATGTGCCTTGCAAAGCTTGAGTGCGTACTGCGGTTTTCCACACACCTTACAAATCAATTTGCCGCACTTCCCGCATGGGATCTTTC